ATGTTTGAGCGGCGCCCGAAGAAATGGCCTTGGCGTGATTTCCTAACCGAGGAAGAGCGGAATACACTGCGGCTCGCGGACGGCGCCAAACTGCGATGGCAGCAATTAAACCTGGAACGGGCAGCGATCACCAACCGGGCAATCCAGCGGGCCAAGTATGCATCTCGCCCCGCCCTTGCATCACCCCCTGTAGGAGGTTGGATGGACCCCGCAATCGAAAAGACGACGCTAGGCGCGATTATCGGCATAGGCCTTCAGATGCCAGATGGAGAGCCTGTGCGCATGGTTGATACCGCCAAGGTCTGCTGGGTGGTTTGGCCGGCATGTGTCGATGATCAGGCTGCGGTCTATCTCAATGAGGCTGAAGCGCTCTACGATCTCGATAACCAGCTTGCGCGCCCATGAGCAGATTTCCGGGCGATGTCAGCCTGATCCTCTGGCTTGCTCTCGTCGGCTTCATCCTCGTATCTGCTGTAGAGGTGTCGAGGTGGGTGTTAGGGATTTTCTGAGGTGGTGGGGATCACATCATATTGCTTTGGCGGGGGAAATGATGGGGCTCTCACATCAACTTGTGCGTCACCCCATTTCGATGTGTCGCTTCCCTCACCCCGGATAGTCAGCCTTGACCACTATCCTGGCCGTCATTTCACCCGGTCAAACAGGATAGGCTTCCACCTGTAGGCTGCCGCGGTGCCTATGAGGTTCTGAAGCTCGACGTCTGGCGCGCTGGTGCGGACTATCTGCCGGACGCGCCTTATGGCCTCAGCGATCGACACATGGCCTGGCTGGGCGTCTACGGCTTGGGAGATGGCATCCTGAAGCGTTGGCATGATGCCAAGGATAGCGCATGGCTTGGGAGCGGGAAAGATCAGCCGCCGCGCAGCGCGCGCCAGATGTCGGCCCAGAAGTATGTGACCGCTGAAGCAATGGCGCCCGCCGCGATGCCGGTTACACCAAGAGCGCCGAGCCCCATCAGCTTCCAGCGCGTCACCTCGGCCGTCACCTCCTTGACGCTCGCCATGTCATCATTGAGCTTGCTGACAGCCGCTTCGGTGGCGGTGACACGGTCGACGAGTTCGTCGGTCTTGGCGTAGATCTTTGATCGGCTGGCCGCGGCGCGGTGTTCCGATTGCTCGTAGCTTAGCGCTGCCCGGGAATCGCTTTCCTTGATGTCGCGACGGATCTCGGTGATGTCGCGCTGCATGTTCTGGGTGGCTTCCAGAAGCCCGCCGATCATCATTTCCAAGCTCTTTGACCCCGATGTCGGCATGTGTGCGCCCTATATCCCGTTGTCGAATTCGGCCTTGTCGCCGGCGAGGATGACGCAGGCGCCCTTGCCGTCGCCGAGCAGCACGGTGAAGGTACCTGCATCCGAGAGCGTCACCTGCACCTTGGCGCCGTCCTGGTTGGTGGCGGTCATCACCGGGAACTCGTGGTAGCGCTCGGCCAATTGCTTGAGCAGCAGTTCCAGCGGGCCGCAGGAGAGCTGCGCCGCGGCAGCCGGCCGGATGGTCAGCGCCAGGATCATTCCCATGCAGAGGGCCAGCAGGATGGCACCAACGATCAACCAGCGGCGAACGACCGGCTCGGCGAGGTTCTGAAGTCCTTCCATGCCCATCACTTCAGCGCCTTCGCGGTCGTGTCATAGTGGCTTGCGCAGCGCCCAACGCGCGCATTTGCCTTGTCGAGTTGCCGACGCTCGGCTTTGAGGACGGAACGCACCTCGTCGCCGACTGCGATTGGTGCATGCGGCTCCCGCGCACGGCAGTCATCCGGGAGTGGCGGCAACGTCACGCGCGCCGCGGCAATGCCCTTGTCCGTTGCCGCCTTCTTCAGGGCTGCGCTAGTGGAGCAGCCAGTCGACGTCAGACTGATCAAGATTCCAAGCCCTGCCAGCAGCAGCAACCTTGGCTTCGAATTCTGCCCTGTCCTTGGCGAGTTGCGCGTCATCAGCGGCGTCCTTTGCCCGAGCGTTCTTGAGAATTTCCTGGTAGGAGGCGATCACGATCTGGCCAGCGGCGACCTGACGCTGGACTTCGGTCAGCTTCGCCTCGGCCGCGATTGCCCGGTCTTCCTGCACATAGCCTCGTCTGGCGTCAGCGCGCTCCAAGGGGACGATTGCGAGGTAAGCGAAGGCGACACCCGCCGCAGCACCGGCAGCGAGGCGTAGCGCCCCGCCTACGCCACCAAGGAGGTAGTAAAGGATCGACATCATTCGCCTCCCGGCGTTTGCTTCGGCTGCACCAGCACGACCGTCTGATTATCCGCCGGTGGCGGCGGTGTTGGTTCCTGCGGAGGATCCGAATAGGGACGGGCAGTGCGCGTCGTCCAGATAGCGGCGATGTCCTGAGCTGTCGCGAAACCGGTGTAGCCGGTCACCAGCACCATGACGATCAGTTGCCAGCCCCATGCGATGGTTTCGTTGAGCCTGGTGTCCTGGGCGTCGATGAGCAGGAAGAGCTGGTAGCAAGCCCAGACCAGCACCGTGTAGATGATGATCCTGCGCCACTTCCACGACGGCTCCCCGGTCTGCAAGGCCATTGGTCAGTCCTCGACCAAATGCGATTGCTTGGCCCAGTCGCGCCACGGGTGCAGTTCGTAGTGGCCGCCGTCCCAGTCGTCGCCCGGATTGACGCCGTCCATGTGCCAGTCAAGCCCGCAACGCACGCCGATCTTCATCTCGAGCGCGATGCCCTTGCCCTTGTTGGTGGCAGGGTCGTAGAAGCCGATCGTGTTGTAGAGCGCGACGAAGGCGGCGCGGTTCTTCCAGTCGTAGGGCGCAGGGAAGAGGTCGACTGCAATCGACGGCGCGTAGTTGTGCGCGCTCTGGCCGAATTTCGCCTTGGAATGCCCGGTCAGGAAAGCCTTGGTCTGGGCGGCGCGGCCCCTCGTGCTGTCGAGCACACGGAAATCGATCCGCTTGATGGCTTCATTGAGTATCGCCTGCATCTTAGGGTGCGCCTTGGCGACCGATGCGGCGGATGCTGAGCTGAAACTTGGCATGACTGGGCAGCCTCTTTGATTTAGCGCTGCGAATGCTTATAGTCTGGGCTCCATGGTGATTTCGTCTTTCGGCGCCGAGAGCGTCAACATCCCGCTCGGTATAGTTGTTGTCGGCGTGGCGATTACACTCGCCAGCGGCACGATCTCGGGGATGCGCCTGCACCGCTGGCTGTTCTATCGGACAATATGGGGGCGGCGCCTGCCGACAGACGCAGGCGCATGGATCGGCCTGGCGACGGCAATCCTATTTCTTGCGGGTGGCCCGCTGCAATTCCTTCACATGTTCGACCAGCACGTCCCGCTTGTCGAGCAGCGCCTGCATGCCGGAATCGAATGCCTTCTGCGAGATGAGCCCACGATCCCGCTGCCGGGCGAGCGTTCGAGCTTCTGCCCGTAGGGCTTGCTCGACATCCTTCATATCCTTGTATTGCCAGAATATGCCGGTCTCGACGTCCTGCGGCTTCAGTTTGACGCCGAAGGAGGAAGACACCGCCTCCGGCAGGCTGTAAGGCCGGCCCTTCGCATCGGTGGCGCCCTTCGCGGCGTTCTCGATCTTGGTCCAGTACCAGGAGTTCGGCACCCATGCCGCCGACGGCAGCCACGATTTCCAGAGATAATCTCCGACCTTGCTGGACTTGTCGAACCAGGTATCGGTCAGGTCGTTGGTGATCGGGTCTCCGGTGAAGCCGCTCTTGTTGAGTGCGAGCTCGAAGGCCAGCATCAGCGGGCCGCCGAATTGCAGCGGCGCCGGAATGGGCAAGGCAGACGAGCCCTGGTTGGTGTCGAATATATCGCCGGTCGGGATCCAGCGCCGCACATCGAGGAAGACCGGCAGGCCATCCTTGTTGCGCCAGGGCATCCGCATCATGCGGGGCGTTTGGAGCCATGTGTTGCCCTGCTCTTCATCGCGCAGGCTGGCGCGTTCCTTGTCCTCATCGGCATCATCGTCCCATGCATAGGCCAGCGCATTGAGCGCATAGGCGACCATGGCGTATTTGGCGATTTTCCATGGCCGGGTTGCCATCGCTCGAGCAATCAGCGGCACGGCGCGATAGGTGTAGGAGATGAACGGAAAGAGCGAATTGCGCGCCGCATTCACCCACGGGGCGCGGATGTCATAGTCGAAGAACTGCTCGCGTGCCGCCAGCGCCGCATGCTCAGCACTTTCGCCGCGGGCGACGCCGGCCCGATAGCTCGCCAGCCGGAACACGTCGTCCTCGATCCGGTAGAGGTCGATCATCTTGCGATCGGCGGTCTTTGCCAGGCTCCACAGGCGGTCGGCGAACTTGCCCAGGATGCCGGCGCGGGCGAGGAACGAGTTCTGCACGCCGTCCTGCCCCTGCTTTTCCATCTCTTCGAGGATCGGCTTCAGAACGTTGTCGCGGATTTCCTGCGTCATCATGTCGGCGCCGAAGACGCCGTGCTCGTTGGCGTCCTTCCAGTGCTGGTCCTTCTTGATGAAGGAGCGAAGGCCGGCCTGCAGGTCCTGCATGCGGACGTCGTTCATATCCATCAGCATCAGGTTGGACATGACGTTGTTCATGTGCGTGACTGGCGAACGGGCGGTCTTGTTGAGCTTCCACTGCGACAACAGCATGCGCCAGGTCGACGGCCGGTTCATGATGTCGATCTCGTTGAGATCGCGCCAGATTTCGGACCTGACCCATTTGCCGGACAGCGCGCCCCAGCGCTTCTTGCCGCCGGTGTTGGAGATGGTGGTGTCCGGCACCTTGACCCATGCCGTCTCGCGATCGTTCACGAGCCGGCTGCGCTGGTCGGCTTCAACCCATTTGGCGGCCGGCTCGCTGGCTGTCGCCCAATCCTCGTTCTCGGCGATGTCCTTGTAGAACCGTCCGACGGCGAGGTCGTGCGCCATGTGGATGTAGGTCTTGCCGATTGTGTAGCGGGCATCGAGGATTTCGCCCATCTTGGAGCGCTCGGCCTGGCTGTAGTCGCGCCACAGCGTCACCTTGCCCTTGCCGATCTGGCGGGCTTCCCAGACGCCATTGTCGCGCCATTCCTTGCCGGCGTATTTCGAAGGCAGGTCCTGATCGGACGGCAGATAGACGCGGCTGGTGACCTTGCCGCCATCCTCCGCAGCCGACACCTTGTCGAGAACGCGGTACTTCTCGCCCTTCGCGACATTGCCGCCATTGAGCCGTGCGGCGTCGACCTCCCAGAACAGGCCCCTGCCCTTGAGCGTGTCGCCAAGTATCTTCTTGCGCTTGCTGCCCATGATCTGGCTGACGAGCTTTTGCAGGTTGTTCTGCTCGGCCTCGTGCTTGGAATAGACGCGGTGAAGATAAGTGCCCCGGTTGCGCTCGAAGCTCTCGGCGCTGACGAGGCCCAGCGCTACCGCCTCCTGCCCCAGTTCGTCGATCGCCTGCCGGATCGGCTCGGCAAGCTGGCTCATGTCCTTGTCGGTCACTGCCTCGCCGGTGAGGATGGCTTGGAGCACACGCGCCTCGTTCGGGCCGACGTTCTGATCGGCCAGCGTCTTCAGCACCTCGGCGCCGCGCATGGTGATGGCGCGCTCGTCCATGTGGCGCTGGCGGTCGCGCTCGATGTATTCAGGGGAGAGACCATAGCGATCGACCAGCCCGGCGCGCGCGGCCTCCACCGGGCCGGCCAGCCAGCCAAAGCGGCCTTCCGGGTCGATCTTGGCGGTGGTGATGATCTTGGCCGCCTTGTCGGTCACATACAGACCGGGTTTCCACCGGCCCTTTGCGTCGACGCCGCCGAGGAGCTGGAATGGCAGGCGCAGCGCCCTGTCGAGCGGCTGGCCACGGGCAATCATGCCCTGCATGGTCTTCTGCCGGTCTTCTGCGGTCTTTGGCTCCGAGCGCAGTTTGAAGCGTTCCTCGACGTTGACGCGGGTGTCGTCATAGATGACGTAGTTGAAGGTGCCATCGCCGGCCGCGCGCGACTGGCCGTCAAGGTAGCGATGGCCGGGAATGTCGGCAGCGCGGAGTGATTCCGACGCCGCTTTGTCGCTACCGAGCGCTAGCTTGAGAGCGCCGTAAAACTCCTGCGCGGTGATCGTATCCCAGTCCTTGCCGGCGAAAATGTCGTCAAGCCGCTCGGATCGGAACTTCTTGATCGCGCTGGAGAATAGGCCGGTCTTCGGCGATGACATCGATCGTATGGCCGTCTTGACTGCGTCCGGCTGCTCACTGAGCGGCTTATCCCAAACCATCAACTCGCTGTCTTCTGGCAGGTCGACCTTGAACAGCTTCCCGCTGCTCGCGATGGCATCGCGCAGCCCTTGCGATGGATCGTGATCATCCAGATGGCGATAGGCGGCGGAGATAGCCTGTGAGGGGTAGTCGAAGCCAAGCCAGTCATCGGCATCGAGAGCCTTCAGAACGCGGTCCTGATAGGGCGTGAAATGCCCGGAGCCTACCAAATCCAGCACATCGGAAAAATCGCCGTCGTCAGGCAACGCCTCGCGGAAATCGCGGACGATCTGGTTGTAGGACAGACCCTTGCGATAATGCTCGGCGATCTCCTTCTTTCCAGCGAAATAGAGGCCCCAGCCGAACGACTGATTGCCCTCGCCGGTGCCGATCTTGTCGAGGGAGAACTGATCGAACTCATGCGGCGTGCCGTGCCACGCCGACTGGAACAGCGGCTGGCCGCCGGCACCGACGGGGTTGGCGTCCGCATCACCGGATCGGTTGCCCACCTCGCCGCTGGCCACCTGCGCAAACACATCCTCGGCCGAACGGAAATCCTTGCCGAAGGCGCGGCCGATCGCCTGGATGATGCCCCTGATCTTCTTGAACGCCTTGGCTATAATGCCGTCCATCGAACGGCCGGCGCGCCAATCGGCATAAGCGTGGGCAACGCCTTCCTCGACATGCACCCATTCGGGGAACTGGCCATAGGTGTCGGCGATCTCGTACCTGTCGACCCATTCCTTCCGCGACTTGCGCTCAAGGATCGCCCATTCGTCCTTGGTGAAGGCGCCGACATCGCGCAGCGCATGGATCGCCTCATGGTCCAGCACGGAGTCTGGATTGTCTGCGTCGAGCGATATGCTGATCAGCTTGCGGAAGTAGGAGCCGTCGGCGGCGTGCATCTTGCCTTCGACCATGAGGCCGAGGTTCTCGCTGATGCGAAGGCCGATGTCCTTCAGGCCGAGCCGGTCGAGTTCGGCGCGGAGGCGCTTGCCGACGTCCTGCGCCTGTGTGCGGAAGGTGTCGGTTGGTGTGAGTTTGAAAAGCTCGTCCTGTCGCTCGGAGCGCGCCTGCGTGTCGAAGAGTTCGCCGGCGTCCTTCTGCGGAGCCTTCGGCTTCAACCGCTCGTCGGCGCCGCGCTGGGCTTGCTCGGCCTGCGAAATCTTCTCCGCACCAGGGATCACGGTCTGCGGCTTACCTTCCGCTCCCGGTTCCTCTGCCTGCGCTGGAGCGGTCTCAGCCTTCTCGAAGTGACGCTTGAGGACTGAGGTGGCGCTATAGCGCGCGTTCGCCGTGTTCTGCCGCTGCCACGCGTTGCTCGACGGGCTCCAACGCCAGCCAGACTTCTTAAGTTCTTCGGCAATCTCTCGGCTCGGCCGATCATCGAAGATGATTTGCACTCGCTCAGCGTCACGATTATCGACCACCGTGGCGCCTTGGTATTCCGCTACGGTCTCAATACCCGTCGGCTTGGCCTCTGGGGCCTTCTCCTCACGCTCGGCAATCTGCCAAACCGAGTTATTCTCGGAGAAGATCGGCTTGCTGAACTTCTCCTGCTCGGCGCGCACGTATGCGAGTGCCTGCTTTGCGAGAGTGACTTCGCCGCGATCGGCTCGTACCTCGATCCTGCGCTTGATGCCGTCTGTGAAGGTCCTGCGATCTGCGGACTTATTCTTGCCGGAATCGACCTCGCCGATTACCCGGATATTGAAATCGAGATCGCGCTTAAGACTGACCCACTCGTCGCTCTGCGACTGCTCTTCGGTGCGAGCGTGAGCCAGTTTTTTGCGGATAGATGCCTGAGCCTTCGCCTGCCAGTCTAGGAATTCGGTGACGCGCCTGGCTTCCGCGTCCATCGCCTTGCGATTGCGATCAACAGGGAAGCGCGCCGGACCGGTGACCATTGGGCTGGCGGTACGCGACTTGGCCGACCACACCATGTTTTGTCGGGTGACATAGCCCTCGCGGTAGCGAGCGAGATCATCGTCGAGGATGGCGCGTTGCTCCGGAGTCTCTGCTCGGGCAGATAGTTCCTTGCGAAGCTCGGCCATGTGCTCTTCGAAGGCGCGGATATCCTGATCGGCGCGCCTCTCCGGCGTCATGCTCATGTTGCGGTAGGCGTTGATGCCGTTCTGGCGGACGAGTTCTGCTGAGGGCTTTACGCCTTCTTGCCGGTCTGCATCTTGTTCAGCGCTTCCAGATTGCTCGCGCTGCGGCGCAGCCTCGCGCGCTGCTCCTTCGACAGGTTCTTTCCGGTCACGGCCCTGATCTTGTGGGCCTTCGCGATCTTCTCCCGCTGCTCTGGCGTCCAGCGGGGCTTTGATGTCGAACGGGATGTCGTCAAGGCTTGGCTCTCCTTGCCCTTTAAAGTCGTGCGTGTCGTCCTCGGTGTCAACTGTCTCGCGCTCAAGAATGTCGACGATGGCCTCATCCGCTGCCATGCCGTTCGCCATCCGGTCCAGAATTTTGGACGTCAGGTCTTCGTCAAGCGTCAGCCCGTAGTCTTTGGCGGCGGCCTCGACCTCTTCCTGCTGGCGATCAACCTTCTCCGGCGCGGCCGCGGTGCCTTGCTCGCCGCTGGCGTATTGCCGATTGCCGCGGCGCGTCTCCGCGATCAGATCCAGCAAATCCGCTACTGTCGATTTCTCGGAAGCGGTGTCGCGGTCGCCATACTTTGCGTCGAAGAAGCCTTCCTGCGCCGCCGCCTCGCGAGCCCTGTCGAGCGGCATGCCCTTCTCGCGCATGAGCTTGCCGGCACCAGGCACGAAGACCTTGTGCGCGTCGATGGCGCGGAGCTCGCCCTTGAAATCCTGGATGCCGCCAGACCGGGCAAGGAACTGGATGATGTCGGTCGGCGCCGGCGCGGCGCGCTGCTTGATGTTGATTGCCTTCGGCGCAGTCTTTCCACCAGTTTGGCGCTGTTCCAGCCTCGAAAGGACCTCCGCCCACGGTGCGCCATTCGGCGCGTGCGTCTCACCATTGGCGATTTCGCTGCGGACATTGCTGATTGCAGCATTGACGGCCGATTGGTCTCCGGTCTGGTCCATATAGCCATCCGCGAGACTGTCGCGGACTTCCTCGTCGATCAAATCGCGCATCTGGTCGGCAGGCGTGCTGATCTCGCCATCCAGAACTCTTTGCTGCGATCCAAACGCCTTGGTCGTGTCGCCATTGGCAAGCCAGCCCTTGAACTCGCCGAGCGTGGTCGGCGTTATCGCGCCAGCGCCCTTCCAGCCCTTCTGGTAATTCGCGTGGTAGCCGGCATCGGCTTCGGCCTGCGTGGCGAAGCCCATCATCACCTTGTGCTCGTCCAGTTTGCCGCTCTTGGGGTCAACCTGGTCGACGACGAAAACCGGCGCAGCATCCGCCATCTCCGGCGGCGTGCCGGGCTTTATGAAGACGTCGATGTGATCTTTGTCTTTGCCGACGGTCCCTTTGATGTAGCCGTAGTGAGACTGCATCTCTTGCGTCCACGGCTTGCCGTTCGGATCGACGCCGCTGCGGGTGGATCCCTGCGGGTTCTCGATCGACACATCGAGGCCGCCGACGGTCGTATGCCCCTTGGCGTAATTGCCCGCCTCCTTCATCGCCTGCGTCGGCTCGGCAAGATCGTTCTGCGGTGACGTGGCGGCGAAATGCGCGGCATCGTCGATCGCGCTTATCCCGTCGATGAACTCGCGATCGGACAGCGCGCGGGCAGGCGTGGCCGCTGACGCGCTCGGGCCCTCGGCCGCTGTCACTGAGCCGTCGATGGTGTGTTCGAGCGCTGGGCGCCCTCGCTGGCTGGCTGGCTGGCCGAATTCGCCCGCAATGTCGGCGACGCGCTTCTCCGCGTCCCGCTGCTGCGCCGGCGTGATGATCTGGCCGTCCAGCGGGGCGACATCCTCTGCGGTGGTCGGCTGCTTCCTGCCGCCTGCCAACGCCTCCTCGAAAATCTTCTTGCCGTCGTCGATGAGGTTATTCGGCAGCGGCGAAGCGCGATCCTCCGCAGTCAGGCGCGGGCTATTCGGCCGGTCAATATCGGTGGCCGCAGACGGGGGAGGAGCACCGCCTGCGGCCGTATCTGCTGACGAGGGAGGAGGTTCGCCTGCAGATTCCTGTCCGAAGAGCGTGTCGGCCGAAGCCGCGCCCTGCGGGACGTTTGGTCCTTTGAGCGGTGCGCCCTGTGCGCCCGCACCCTCGTTCTTGTAGGTATGCGGCTCGACGACCTTCATGCCGGCGCCGACGATGGCGCCTATGGCACCGGCCTGCAGAACGCCCTCGCTGATATCCTGATCGGGATTGTAGACATAAGAGGCGATCAGGTTCTGGGCGACCTGCTGGAGCATTTCCTGCCCGCCCTCGGCCGCTGCCTGGGCCAACACCTTGCCGATGGCGCTTGCCATCTTGCCATAGAGCGGCAACGGGATGCGTTCGAACAGCGTCTCGATCGGCAGTTGCTCGGTGAGGCCGGGCAGCCCGCCCAGCTTCACTGCTTCGAGGATTTGCTCCTTGGTCGCGCCGTGCGCGATGGCATCATCGATCTGCTGGCCGGAAGAGGCAGCGGAGCCCAGCACAAGGCCGGTCCCTCCGCGCGACAACAGGAAGGGCACAGTTGAGCCAAGCCCTTCCGAGATCGCCCGCGTCCATGTGCCTTCGTAATCCTTGGCGGCCTTGAACTGCTCGTCGGACCATTTCTGCGTGGCGGCGCCGGCCTTGAACAGCGGCGCATCGGCGAGGCCTGTTTCGGGCCGGTTATAGAATTTGTCCTGCGCCTCGTGCAGCGCCAGGGCATAGGCGGTAGCATCGTCGGGATTGTCGAACTTGCCGAGAAACTTGCCCTTCTCGCCCCAGTATTTGATGGCTTCCTGGTTCGACAGGACCTTGCCCTCTTCCGACACGGTCGGGATCAGCACCTCTTGCCCGGCGTCGTTCTCATAGGACATCGAGCGGACAGTGCTGATCGTGCCATCGTCGTTCTTCACGATCGGCCGCTTGGCGAGGTCGATGTTGCCAGGCTCGATCAACCCCTTGAAGTCGCCGGTCGGGCCGGGGCTCGGCGCCGCCTCACCAGTGTAGGGGTCGGCCGCCGTGGCGATCACGCGCTGCTGGCTTTCGCGCAGGCCCTTGCGCTCTTCCGGGCTGGCGTTGAGATAGACCTCGCCCTGGGTGCCGAGCAGTTCGTCGCCGAAGTCGGCAGGGACGGGCTTGCCGGCGTCGATCAGGTCCATTGCCCGCATGCGCGCCTTGGCGTCGTCGATGCGGGATTGCAGCATGGCCGAGTTCTGGCCGGCCGCGCCCTTGATCTCCGAGGCGACGGTGCTTACCGCACCAGCGGCGACGGCTTTGCCGACCTCCGGGATGAACGAGCCGCCGTCTTTCGGCTTGGCTTCCGCCGCTGGCGCGCCGCCAAGGAATTCGTCGTCGTTCAGAAGGGCACCGCCGCCCGCAGCGCTCCCGCCGAGGAACTCGTCGTCGGAAAGCATCTTCACTGGATCAGTTCCCAGCCCTGACCTGTCCACTTGGCGATCTTGCCGTTCGGCGCTTTGTAGACCTTGCCGACGACGCGCTTGGCAGGATCGGACGGGATCACGTCGCCCGGGCCTTCGGCGCCACCGGCCTGCCCTGCCCCGCCACCGGAATCATCCTCGGTGTTGAGATAGGTGAGCGTCTTCTCGGTCGCCTCGCGCGCCTGCTTTTCGAGTTCGACCGGATCGGGCTGGCCCAGCGCGCCCTTGGTCAGGGCGTCCAGCCATGCCTTGTAGATCGATGCGCGCGACTTGTCGGGATCGTTGCGGGCCGAGCGGACCATCTTCCATGCTTCCGCCGGGTTTGCCGCGACGTTCTGCTGGATGAGCCATTCGGCGGTCGACACCTCGGCCGGCTTGTCCGACGCCTTGCCCGACACGGCCTTGATGGGCTTGCCCTTGTCGTCGAGGAGCGGCTTTGCACTGGAACCGGTGCGCGAATAGGAGTTACCCTGATCGTCGGTGATGAGGTCGCCGGACGCATCGCGGGTCTTGCCTGCCTCAGTGCTTTGGAACTCGCGCTGCTTCTGGTTCTCTTCACTGCCATAAGCGCGCGTCTTGTCCGCTTGGCCCGCCTCGAAGTTGCGGCCGATCTCGGCCTCTTTCGAACGGAAATCACGATCCTCGGCAAGCCGCTTGTCCTGCCGCTGCGCTTCGAGTTCCTTCATGCGCTCTTCACGCTCGGACTTGATCTCGTCGAGCTTGGCGTCGCTCCATCCCGACATGGCGCCGCCCAGGATCATCGCAAAGCCCGGCATTATACGCTCCCGTGAGTGTAGGCGAACGAGCCATGGAGTTCTCGTGCCGCAGCCGTGTATGTCGCGTGCGCCTCTTCTTCGGTGTCGTAGGTGCCAAGATAGTGACGAACGCCATCGGCCACTACCTCCGCGCCCCACCTGCCGGACCGCTTGCGATTGACACCTTTCAGCCTACCGATCTTTGAAAAACCGGGGCGGTTAAACATGTTCTGATTGTTCGACGCTGGTCGCAGATTAGAGATACGGTTGTCGAGTTTGTCGCAGTTGGCGTGGTCTATCTGGCCGGCTGGGAATTCGCCGGTCATGTATAGCCACGCAAGCCGGTGTGCCTTGTGCAGGCGGCGATCAATGCGGATGGTGCCGTAGCCGTCAAAGTCCGGTGTTCTGCCGGCAACGGCGCCGGCCTTGACGCTCTTGCCGGGACTGACAAGCCAAGTGAACACGCCAGTCTGGGGGTCGTAGTGCAGTAGCTCGCGCAGCCGCTCAGCCGTAATGGTGCCGGCCATTATTCCATCTCCTCCTGCGGAGCCATGCCGCCCTGCACCGGCCCATTGTCATTGGCCGGTGGTTCCTCGACGCCGCCTTCTGCCTGGTTCTCGGCAGGGTTTTCCGCTTCGCCGCCCCGCGACTGCTGATCCATCGCATCGAGTTCGCGAAACACCGGCTCGAGCGCGCCCTTGGCGTCCATGTCGTGAAGCTGCTGCAGCGCCTGTTTGGCCGATGCCTCGTCGACGACGCCTGCCTGGCGAAGCTGCTGCATGGCCGTATCGACGGAGAGGAAGTAGGCGGCCTCGAGCCCATCGCGATCTTCTGCGTAATTGCTGATGCCGGCCTTGTCGCTGATCTCGGCGAGTTGGCCGAATATCTCGGTTCCGCCATGAAACAGCACGTCGGGCGAAAGCTCGGCGCCGGAATCGGTGGCGGCCTTGTAGACGCGGGTGATGATCATTGCCGTGGCGTGGGCAAGTCCCTGCGCCGAACCGGTGGCGCCGGAATGCTCCTTGCCTTGGCCTTCACCACCGCCGCCGCGCAGCATCTCGACCACTTGCGGGAACATCTTCTGATTGTAGATGAGTTCCATGCCGCGGCCGACGAACTGGTTGTACTGGGCCTGCTCTTCAGGGGTGGCATCCTGCGCGGCGCCGGCGTCTGGCTGGGCATCCTGCGGCGCGCCGGCATCGGCTTGCGAGGGGTCACCACCGGGCGGAGCCGTCTGCGCAGCATCGTCCTGAGCCATGCCAGGATCGTCCGTCATTGGCTTTTCCATCTGCTGCACCCATATTGATTGGGGAAGTCATGCCACACCGGCGCTGACAAAACCGTGCAGGAGGAAATTCCGATGACGAGGATTGGCGTGGCGCTACTGGCGCTGATGTGGATGCTGGCAACGGTTTATGCCGGCGAGGTCGCCGGCAAGTTCGACGGGAAAGAGGTCGCCACCGAATGGTACCAGGCGCACCTCGACTGCCGCCTTCCTGTAGACGGGCAGACCAATCAGCAGGCCGATGAGGAATGTGCCCGGCGCGATGAACTGACACAATCCCTGCGGACCCATGACTTCTGCTTCGACGCGAACGAGCAAGAATGGGCCAAGTGCACGGCTGATCAGGAATAGCCGCTCGTATTGTAATCCCAACGCTGCCCTGGCGTCGGCCGCACTGTCGGGTCGACGAACTTGATATACTTGTCTTCGAAGCTTTCGGTTTGTTTCGGCACCGTCGTCTTGTCCTTGACGACCTGACCGCCGCCGGTGCCGGGGCGATTGGCGCCGCTGTCCGGACCCGCGCCCGCACCCTTCCCGGTCACGAACGAGTCGACAATGTGCTCGCCGAGCGTGCTGTTGCCGGTGAGCGCCAAGCCGCCGTTGATCACGCCAGCCGCCATGCCGATACCCGGGAGCGAGCCCAGCCCCAAATCGATGGCGCCGGCGGCAATCTTTTCGCCAAGAGAGCGTGGTCGACCGGGGAATTGGCCAGACACGGGCGCAGTCGTGGGTTTGCCGGAAACGACGGAGACGGGATCCGGTCTGGTGTTCGGGCGAGCATTTGGGACAGGGGTACTGACCGGTGTTTCGGCAGGCAGGCCGCTCGGATCGTAGCCGCGATACGTGCCTGGCGCCAAACTGCTCGGATCGTTCTGCTGCGCCGGACGTCCGCTCGGCGTGGCGGTGCTCTTGGATGTCGGGCTTGCAGACACACCGCCCATGTAGGTGCTTGAAAACCTGTCGACGCCTGTGGTCGACGTCACCGAATATCCGGTATTACCTTCGACGCCCGAGATCGCGCGGGCCATGGCATCCCGCTGGGCAGCGGTAAGTGATGACATTGGAGTGTCCTTGGACACGCCGATTTTCCCGGCAACTGTGGCCGCATAGGACGCTGTGTTATTCTCATTTGGCGGCGCGTAGGAGCCAATCGCGCCTTCGATCGTCTTGTTCGCATACCGCGACGTGCCGAGAAGCGCACCAATGGCCTTTAAACCATCTTCCTTGCTGGAGAACACGGCGAATCGGCCATCGGTCCCGACGGCGCCGGCTTTCTTGGCGAAGTCGCCAGCTTCGATATTTCCTGGGTTGTTGTTTCGCGAAGCTCGATCGCCCTTGCGCGTTTCGACCTGCCCATTGTTGAGCTCGACCGACGTCCAACCTGGGCCGGCAGCGACAACCCCTTTTACCTCTTTGCCCCAATCGGCCATGTCGTTCATCGACTTGGTTTCAGAGGCGCGCGCCTGAGCTGCCGTGGCGCCATGCTTGGCGGGAGTCCCGCCATACCCCGCACCGGTGGTGGTGGTGTTGCTAGACGACATGGGTCCAGCACCGCTGGCACGATTGCCGGACGCATTCACGCCGCCGCTGCTGACGGTATTACCGGAATTGTTGGAGGTTGGACCGCCAAGGCCAGAGTTCGTGCCGGAGGGGGAACCGCTGCCGCCGCCGAGAGATGAGTTCATGCCGCCAGGCGAGTTTGGACCTCCGTACCCGCCGCCGGTCGTACTCCGGTTGCCAGACGCCCCAGGGCCAGCACCACTGGCGCGATTGCCTGCGCTATTTAGCCCGCCGGCCATACCTCCGCCGATGCCGCCGCCGGCGCCACCGCCATTCGCGTTGCCGTTGCCGCCCATCCCGCCCGGCGAAGAGCCGGAACTTCGATTGCCCGAATTGTTGGACGAAGGGCCGCCAAGACCACCATTATTGCCGCTGCTCGACGGGGAACTGCCTGGCGATGACCTGCTGCCGGTGTTGCCTGAATTGTTCGAGCTAGGACCGCCCAAGCCGCCTTTGCTACCGCTGCTCGAGGGCGAGTTGCTGCCTTTGCTCGACGACGACGAACCGCTGTTGCCAGAGTTGTTGGAGTTGGGCCCACCGAGCCCACCGTTACTCCCGCTGGCAGAGGGGGAATCGCTGCTCCTTTGGCTGCCGACCATGGACTAGCTCCCCTGCTTGACGATGCGGCCGAGCTCCGGATCGTAGACGAAATTGAAGTCGCGGCTGTACGCCTGCGCCGGCGTCGGCCGCTGAATGCCGTCACCTGGGCCAGCGCCAGCACCATTGGGCAGAGAGGCCGGGTCGACGTTGTAACTGTCGCGGATGCGGTTTTCCTTGCCGAGCAGGTAGTTGCGGTCCTTCTGCCGCTCCTTGGCTTCCTGCTCCATCTTCTCGTATTCCATCAGCCCCTTGCCGATGCCGCCGATCAGCCCGGCCCCGGTCTCGCTGGTGAGGAAACTGCCGGCCTTGGACAGGAAGCTCGGCGCCATCGCGGCGCCTCCCGCGGCACTTGCGCCCGCCGCCATGCCTCCGCCGAGTGCGGTCGCCCCTCCCGCCATCTGGGAACCGAAGTCGACCAGGCCGCCCAGCCCCTTGGTCATGACGTTCATGGCGCCATTGAGCAGGCTGCCGAGAATGCCGCCGCCTCCGCCGAGGCCGCTGAGGAGCGACCCAGCCCCGCCGCCGAGAAGGCTCGATCCGGCCGATGCTGCCGTGCCGATGATCGCGCCGACGCCGCCGACCGCACTTCCGATGGCTGTCGATACGCCCTTCACAACGCTGCTGAAAACCTTGCCGATGCTCGATACGACGCCGCTCATGTCGCTGCCCTTTCAAATTCAAGTCGATGGATTGTGCCATAAGGCTTCATGCCGAGCCGCTCGAACAGCCTGGCTGTCCGCTCCGGGTCCTCGATCACCGCAGTCGCACCGCAGCGCACCTCGATGCAGGCAGGCGAGCGCTTCGCCCACTGGATCATGTTCTTGGCCAACTGCCCGGCCTCGTGCGGTTGAGCGAAGCCATTGGCGACGAAGAGAACGTCGGTCGCCATCAGGCGGTCGCCGATGACGTACACGCGCGCCAGCGTCGCCAGCATCAGCCCGCAAATCTGCCCGCCGTTCTCGATGACCTGGATCCAGCATCCATTTTCGGTTTGGTGGTCATGCCGGTGGATCGCCATTAAAAGCAGCTTCTTGGTGTGCATCACGTCGACCTGCACGACGCCTGCCTTGGCATAGTGCGAGCGCCCGTAGCATTCGACGAGCAGAAGCAGGATCGCAGGGATGTCGACTGCGTTGGCGTTGCGGATCACGGTCTCACCAGTTCAAGTCGATCGCATACATCTGCTCGACGAAATTGAGCTGCTTGTCGCGCATGGTTTTTGCGGCGGTCAATTGCGCCGTCCGCTGCGTTTTGTCGAGATTTGGGTTCGACATGATCGTCTGATATGCGCTTTGGTACATCGTCTCCATCTGCGTGAGAAACTGCGCGGCCGCGTTTCGATCACTGCTCTTTAGCTGCCAACTCTGAACCTTCTCCTGGCTTGCCCGGTCGAGTGCGCCTTCGCCTGTCCTGAAGGTGATGTCCTTCTGCTGCAGGTCCTTCTGATTGGCGATGTCCTTGGTCTGCATCCCCTCGACGGAAGCGCGCTGCAGCCCGGATTCCGAAGCCTGAAATGCCTGGTTGGATTCCTGGCTGGCGATCGGCACCGCCTGGCGCAGCACCGCGTCCTGCGCGGCGCCGGCATACATCGAGGAGTTGAGCATGCCGCGCGAGTTCATCACCTTCGCGGCCTCGGTCCGCGCCATCTGGTTGAGGGCCGAGTCCTGCGAAGCGATGTTCTTGACGCGGTTTTGGACGTCATCCGCGCCATATGCTGGGGCTGGCGTCGCCGGCGGGGTAAGCAGATCAGTCATGGCAGGCCCTTCGCGATGTTGGGCAGAAGATATTGCCAACCGCCGAAAAGTCCGTGCGCGAGGGGGATTGTAGAAATTCCGGGCGCACCTCATATTTATGGGATGCTGCGCGCTCTTGCCCTGGTCTTCTTCTGTCTGGCGACGATAGGCTCTGCTGTGGCAGGGATCAAAGACCCGACATGGAACCCGCCTGCCCGGTTCGACCATGCCTATTCAGGGAAGTTAACCGTTCGCTATCTGCCGCAGAAGCAGGTCGTGGCCGCCTGTGCAAAGCTGTTTGCGAAGTACAAGGTCGCCGCGAAGTCCTCGCTCGTCCAGCGTGGTTGTTCGGCGATCACCAGCGACACATCATGCACCGTCATCGTGGTCGACAAGACCTATGCGCTTGCCACTCCGCAGGCCGTACTCCGCCACGAAATCGGCCATTGCAACGGCTGGCCGGCTAGCCATTCAGACTAGGACTTGGCGAAGGAGGCGACGACGGCAGCGTTGATGCCGTTGCTCGCTGTGCTGCTCCAAGGCGAAACACTGATCGACCTGGCCGCTTGCAGTGCCATGTTGTAATCCCAGCCGCGGCTGCGTCGCTTGCTGTTGGCGTCGGTGGAATCAGACCCCTGCTCGGTCAGGTTTGTCCATGAGATTTCGTTTGCAGCACCGCGTGCGGCGAACCCGATCAGAAGACCTTTGGTCGGTATGTTCACGGACATCGGCATCCCGGAACTGCTGGACGCATCAGAGGCATAAGCCGCCGAAAGATTGTAGGTGATTGTCCGTAGGGCAATGATGCTCGTGGTCAAGCCGCCCCATGAAACGGCAACCGTGCCGTTCGCTCCGGTCGGCTGCGCGACGAACATGGCCGCGCCGACCGCCGGGCCCGCTCCTGTGCCAGTGCTGGCGGCGTTGATGCGGGTAGCGGCCACTCCCCCGATTGTCGCCGCAGGGAACAAGCCAGGGCTTGAAACGGAACTGCTGTGCGCCGCCAAAATCACGACCCATCGTCCGGGCACATCCACCCCAAAATCAACCGCGGCATGAGAGGTCGCAACGGTGGTGCGGCTATCGGTCTCCGTGACGATGGATTTGCTGGCGAAATCGGTCGGGATTACCAACGACCCGGTTGGCTTCCCGGCCAAAGCTCGCCAGTTCGCATTCGGGATCGTCACCGGATAGCTATCGCCGAGCTCGGTCAGGATCTCGGCAATGGTTGGTGTAGCGCCGAGCGTCATCCCGTCACCGTCAGCGTGCCGTTGATGGTGACGGCGCCGGTCGCGTTGTCGATTTGCACGGCATCTTCGGCGTAGACCGACGCGCCAGTATAGCGCTGGATGGCGAATGAGCCGGCAACACCTGCATTATAGACCATACCCCAGCGTATCTGGCTGGAGGAGTTCAGGTACAAATGACCGCTCCAGTTGCCAGAATGCCCAACGAGCCTGACACCGCGAAACCCGCCCGCATCGATAATCGTGATGTAATCCGAAAAAGATGCCCCGACCCCGGATATGTTGCCGGTGTCGTCGATGGTAATCAGGGAATTCTGCAGCACCCCGCCCGTTGCGCCGTTATAGCGGGCAATGGCATTGTCGGTCGCGCCAGCCGGGCCGGTGACGGCGCCAGTTATACCGGCTGCCGTCAGCGTGCCGGATACGGTCAAGTTGCCGGCGATGGTGGCGCTTCCGGCGACAGCCAGACTTCCTGCCGCCGTGACGGTGCCGTCCTTGCCAACCTTGAACTTGTCAGTGCCGCCGACCTGCAACAGCAGCAGCAGCGACGCCACGGCCGATGCCGTGTCGGTGACGTTCATCTTGATGGCGTTGAACGTCGTGCCGCCCGAGTTCCATGTGACGAACTGGTTGTTTACATTCTGGTCGGCCATGGTCGGGTGCCCCTATAGTCAAACGCCTATGCGTCTTTGGTCTCTGTCGGCGGCGCTTCCAACTTCGCGATGCGAGCCAGCGCCTCCTCCAAGCGAACCTGCCCCTGCTCAACCTCTGCCTGTGCGCGCGCCAACTCCTCGGTGAGAGACCTGACGTGAATGGCGAGAACGCGCTGCGTGATGAGGTCGAGTTGGTTTATTCCGTCCATTGTTGGGCTCCTCGTGTCGGACTGGCCTTTGTTTAACACGCACGATCTGCCGATTTGCTTCTTGCTGCGGAGTTATCCGAGGATGGTGTCTCTGACGCGAACCGAGCCGACTGCCTTGGCGCGCTCGGCAGCCAATTCGACCGTTAGCTGAGCGTTTTTCTCGGCCGTTGCCTCAGCTACGGCCTTGACCCCTTCGGCCAACGAGAGCGCCTCGTCGCGCTCTTGTTCCGCCTCCCTTGATTTTCGCCGCTCGGCATCGAGTTCCGCCAGCAGCTCGGCGTTGATTTCCATCATTATGTCGGGGATGTCCCATCCTGCCTTTATCGCCTGTTCCGATGTCATGATCGGCATTGGCTGATAAGCGCGCCCGAGCGGATCCGCCCCCTCTACACCAAGGATGACGTGCCATGCCGTTGGCTGGGGGTCACCCTCGCGGCGCCCGCGAAAGAGGAACTCTTCAACATAGTGGGTTGCATCTTTCGTCATGGAGTTCTTCCTTTTTAGGAAACAATCACGCCATCCGGCCAGCGCCAATTCGTGCCGTCGCTGACGGCCAAACGCTTGTTGACCGTGCCATTCGATACGTAGATCAGTTGCCCGGCTACCGCAGCGCTTGGAACTGTGGCGACTGTGTAGGAGCGTAGATTTAGATGCGAGTTGGCATCGACGACGACCTGGGCATTGGCGCGATGCGAGATTGCGCCGGCATTGTTGGCGCGTAGTATCTCTACCGAACTTGCCGCTCCATCTGGCGTGATGCCGAGAAGCCACCGGCCGGGCATGTCTCCGGTGCCTGGCGTGGCGTCGACCTCGAACCGCATGAAGCCTGCGGGCGGATAATTCGTCCCGTCGTCGCCGTAGGCTTGGATTGTCAAGAGCGTATCGCCGCTGGAAACAACGCCGTGGGTGCCGGCTGTCGTGCCACGAGACTTGACGCCAGCGAGCGTGGCGCCGCCTGTTGATGCCGCCCACCGGTAGGCTGCGATCTGAGCGTCGGTCGAAAGACCGTGCGCCTGAATAACGGGGGACTGGTTGCTGGTCGCGCCAACGGCAATCGAGGCCACATGCCCCATGAGGAATTGCCCCAGAGCCGTGAATCTTCCCTTGATCGTGGTCGCCGTCCCACCGGAATTGGTCCGCACATTGAGTGCTGCCGGCGTGCTGTTCAATGCTTGAGAGCCATCCGCGACCGCTTGAAGGCTGGTCGCGTCCAGGAACGTCACCCCATCTGAAATGGCCGAGATGTAGGAGCCGATCCCGCCACCATCTGCAATCAGGCCATGAGTGCCGATTGCCGAGCTTTTGGCGCGGCAGAGATAGAACTGGGTGCCGGGCGTGTCTGTGTTCTGCCAACGGAAAAGCGCTGCGCTCGAGGTGTCGGTGTCGACGCCGTGGACCTGCAGGCGTGGGATCGAGCCGACGGAGTTCATCGCAAGCCCGGTGCCGTTGCCGAGCACCAGCCGCCCAGACGGATCGAAGACGCCGGTCCGCACTCCAGCATTTGCGATGCCGATCGTGTCGGCGGCCGGCGAGTAGAACCCGGTGTTGCTATCACCGGCGAAGGCAAGCCCCGGCGCAGTCACCGTGCCGGCAGATACAAGGAGCGGGCCGGTCATCGTGCCGCCGCTGAGCGCCAGAAGTTCTTTCTGCCTGGCGATGACCTTCAGCAGTTCCGCGCGCCAGAACGACATCTATCGCACCAGGCCGCGCGGGCTGAAATTGAGCGTCGACGAGGGGAATGTGTGCCGGCGCTTGTCGGCGGCCGACGTGACCAGCGTCACCGCGACATTGCGGCCGAAGCCGTAGAGGTAGCGCGTGAGCTCACCCTGCACGGATTGCGTCCAGTCGATGCTGGCGTAAGCGTCGGTCGAGACGATCGGCGTTCCGCCCTCCACCGCCTCGTTGCGCGGGTCGCCGCGCTCGTCGGATCGGGAATAGTCGATGTCGAACTTGACGCCGATGGTGAGTGCATCCTCGCACAACACGTCGGCGGTGAACTTGTGAAAGACCTTGTTTTGCGTCGCCGACTGCAGATTGTTGAAGGCGAGCCGCAGATAGGTGTCGATCACCGCACCGTCGAAGGACGTGCCCTTGTCGAGTTCGTAGACATAGCCGTCCGTCCCGCCGCCAAACAGTCGGTCGCCAAGGCCGGAACTGATTTCGCCAACGCACGAAGAGTAGAGCGTTATCGGCAGCTTGAAGGGCAGCGTCTCTGGGTACTTCCGCCCGATGTAGAGCACGACGCCGGAGCCATCGTTCCAATAGAGGCGATATTGATCCTTGGCGGTAACCACGAGCGAGGTGTTCGGCGTGACGCTGGCCAGCCGCTTTTGCTTGAACAGCGGCTCGAGCAGTTGCGTCACTGTCCCCGTCTTGAAGTCGCCATAGGCGGCACTCGACGACAGGCGGCGCAAGCCTCCATCATCCAGGTAGATCGGGCTTTCGCCGAAGACCTGCGGCGATCGAAGCACGGCGCCGGCCGCGGCTGTGACAGTTAGCTTCTGGAAATCGTCGACGCTGTTGCCGGCGATGTATTCGATGAGGCCTCGGCCGAAGCATACCAGTGCGGTCGACGCGGACAGCATTCCGGTCATGGAATCGCCGAAAGCAAAGGTGCCTGCACCAGCGGCCGTGCGGTAATCCAGCGGTACACCTGGCCCTGAGAACACAACCGCGCCCACTGAATAGCCGAGAAAAAGGTGGTTGCGGTATTCATCGATATAGGCCGGATTGTCGACCGCCGTCGATCCAACGATGATGCGGTCGCTGGCGGACGTGAGCACCTTGTCGGGAGGGCCGCCGGCCGTGAGCAGATAGGAATCAATGCTCCCGGTATCGATGCCCGTCCTGATCGGCGCAAGCGTCGTGCCGTCCCATTCGAAGGCGGTGCCTACGCCGTTGACGAAGTAAAGCCGCAACGCCGTGGCCGCGCCGTAGAAATTGTGGGTGACGAACTCATAAGTGCCGCCTGGCTGAAGCCCGATCGCCACCTGCGCGGCTGTCGCCTTGGCGCTTCCTGGAACCGCGGTGATGAACTCGGCCGCCGAGAAAGTACCGGTAACGCCGCTGAGTACGAGGAACCCAGCGGCGCTACCGTCCCAGGCGCCAGAAGTGACAACGACCCTTTTGATCGTCGCCGTGGCGCCCGAAGTTCCACCCGTCACTGTCGTTCCTTCCGTGAAGGCCGCAGTGCCGAGCGTGAAATCGAGGGTTGAACCGAATGTCTGCTGCACCCAGCCGACGTCCGTCGACTTGAACATGGCGCCGGTGCCGTCATTCTGGTCGCGGAAGGCCAGCAAGGCGCTGTTGTAGACGGTCGTCCCCCGCACAGGGCCTGTGCCCGGCACGGCCGCGATGGCCGCCCGGCGCGCAGCGATGTCGTCGAGGCTTATGCCGTCGGATGGAGATGGCTTGCCGCTGAAGCGCTCATAGCCGCCAGTCGATGTGTAGCCGTTGACGTCCGGCTCATAGTTGCGCGCGGAGATCACGCGGCCGGGCGGCATCGTGACCTGCGGCGTGATCAGATCCAGGCCGCCCTGCAGAAGGATGGTCTGTGTCGTCTGCATCAGGCAAGCGGTCCCGCGAAAGTCATCTGAGGAAGCTGCCGCGCCTCGAGCCGGCAGAAGTCGCTGTTCTCCCGCATCTTCCACAAAGGCAGCATCTGCATGCCCTCGTCGTGCAGTTGCAGGAACTGGGTCGCGACGGACGAGATCACGTCATGGAAATCGGTCGGCATCTCCGGCACGTCGGCGTCGACCGTCAGCGCCTGCACGCTCTTGCGGTAGGGCCCGACGATGACATAGGTGGCGAGGTCCGGCACGGGCGACAGGCAGAGCTTGTTGGCCGGATCGATCGAGAACATGGACGGCTTGCCGTTGGCCGCACTGGTGTTGACGCGCTGGGCATAGAACTCGTCCCACGGCACGAACTTCAGCGGCCCGATGTCGCTGAGACCGATGGTCGTGTCGTAGAGCCGAAATCGGTTTTCGCCCAATCCGCAGCATATCCACTCGGCAAAGCGATCGATCGTGGCCGATGCGATGGTGTCGGTGGCGACCGTGCCGGCATAGCGCTGGGTGCCGATGCCGGCGGTAAGCGAGAACTCCGACTGCATCCAGCGCCACGCGACATGCGCGTTCTGGATCGAGCGCCATGCCATGTTGGTCCAGCGCACGACCTTGGCCTTGCGTCCGACCTGACCGACAACGGAGGCGATTGCGCCCTCGTCGAACGTTGCCGAGTCGGACGCGACCTGTTTGCAGAGATCGAGGAAGTTCAACTCAGGCTGCCTTCTCGATCAGCGGCGGGTCCTCATGAAGGACCGAGAACGGATACTCGTGCACCTCGGAGGGCGGGAGGATCAGCGTGCCGTTGCCGTCGGTCTCGTAGACGAACTTCTTGGCGTTATCGAGCGCGTGCATGTATTCCCACGGGATCGTCTGCGGCGCCTGGCGCGGGATCCACAACTGCCGGCCGTTCACCGCCACAGGCACTGGCTCGGTGCCGCCGGCCTTGTCCTGGTTGGGGATTATGATCGTCGCCATGCGGCGCGCGTTGGTGGGCGCCGGCGGGTTGATGCGCGCGATCGGCGCCTCATCATCCTCGACCTCGATGAAATCCTTGTCGTAGAGGACGGCGCGCATCTTCTCTTCGATCTTGCCCTTGCCGAGCCGGTAGTCGACGCCTTCGAGGCCGAGCACTGTCTCGGCGTAGTCGGCGAGCTGCTTTGCCGACGCATCGGCGATCAAAATCTTCTGCATGGTTCAGGTTCCTCGTTTGGTGTGGATCAGGCGAACTTGATGCCCGAGCGCTCGATAAAGGCGAGTTCCGCTGCGGAGACCTTGACCGGCTCGCCCTTGGGCAGGCGACGCATGGCGCCGTCGGCGTGGATGGGGATCGTGCCCTTGCCTTCGATGGTGATGGTGCCAGGCTTGCGCGCAGGCTTGGCGGTCGCTGGCTTCTTGGCGGCCTTGGGAGCCGGCACTGCACTGCCCTTGGCGGACTTGGCCGCGGCTTGGTCGGCGGGCTTGCTCGTGCCGCCTACGCTCTTGAACGTGGTGGTGGTCATCTGTCGATCCTCGTCGTTGAAAACAGAAAAGGCGGGAGCACCTGGCCCCCGCCTTGTTTCGTCAGCGGTTCTGTTCGACCGCGATGTAGTCGAGCGTCATGATCTTCTGCGTCGCCGAGCGATTGCTGATCACGATGATCGGGGTCAGGCCGACGGTCGCCGTCAAGGCGTTGGCGATGTAGCCGATCAAGGCGCCGTTGATGTAGCCGGTGACACCGCCTGCGGCATCGAGTTCGACCCGCAGCGTCTGGTAGGTCGCCGCCACAGGTGCATTGTTGCTGTTGACCACCGTGGCGTCGACGTCGGCCTTGACACCTGACAGGTGCCATTTGGCATTGGTCGCGGCGGTGTCGAACACAAACCCGGCGGCGTCGGTCGCGTCACTGGCCGGCGTGGTGCCGGAAAGCGAAGTCGGACACTCAACCGTTGTCGAGATCGTGTCCGAGAAGCCCACGAACATGTAGCAGTTCGTGATGACGTCGACCTGCAGCCGCGCCTCAAATATGCAGCCGCCCTGGTTGGCCTTCCAGTTGAGCTGGTCGAAGGTCAGCGACGTTCCGTTGGCGGCGTTGGTGCCGCTGTCCGACGCCGACTTCATCGTCACCGTGCCGTTCATCGCGCCGGCGACGGTTGTCGCTGCCGCGTTGCCGGTGCCAGCGCCTGCCGTCGATGACAGCCTTGCCTCGATCGCGGCGGCAAGGAAGTCGTCGTAGAAGAAGCTGCGCGCCCTGAGATCGACGAGGTTGAACTCGCCCTCGAAGTCGCCATCGAACAGCGCGCGAAGGGCCTCGTCGAGGTCCTTGCTGCCAGTCTTGGACCGGATGGACGTTACGCGCCTCCGGGCCTGTTCCAATGTGAGAGCCATTTCTGAGCCCCTTTCCTATCTCTGGGGGTTAATGGCTCAGTCGCCCTGGTAGGCGACCCAGCGCAGGCACTTGGCCGCTTCGGCAATGACCGAGCCGATGGTGAAGCCAGAGCCGGACGAGCCAGCGGTGCCTTCAAGGCGCGAGATTGCCGAGGTGGTGGTGGCGCCGGCCGCCGCTGTCGTGACCGCGATGTTGTGCACCACGTTGACGGTGACCGTGGCATCGTCGATGCCGGACGCCGCCTGGGTGGTGAGGTCGTAGACGTTCTCCGACTGGAAGGTGCCGACGAGCGAGCCCTCCTGCACGGTGAAGAAGCCCGCCGCGGTGCCGGCCGCAAAGGTGCCGGATGCGATCAGGACTTCCTCGACGACCGCCGTGGCGCCCGATGTCGCGCCCTTGATCTTGTCGCCGGCCGAGATGACGTTGGTGCCACCCGACGAGAACGGGATGACCCACTGCAGGAAGGCGGACGTGATGATGTCGCCGTCCGTCATATTGTAGAGTTCCACCAGCCTCGGCACGAAGCCGAGCGGGACATTGAGTGCTGCGCCGAGACCGACGACCGTCCCGAATTTTACGTGACCACCATGCATTGGATGGCTCCTTCATGAACTGCGCCCGTTGCGGGCTGGCTAAGGTTTCAAGGGCGGAGATCACTCCCCGCCCGGCAAGTCAGAGCGCTTAGCCCAAGTTGGTGGCGGCCACCTCGACACGGGTCATCCAGGTCTGGTTGAGGATGAGACCGGCGTGATAGGTCTTCCAGCCGACATAGCCGCGCTGCCCGAGCGGATCGTCCTTGGTCTTCTGACCGACAGGGATGATCGAGGGCGACACCGCCCCTTGCCCGCGAAGCGCGACATGGCCCCAGGCGTCCTGACCGAAGATGATGATCGGGTAGACGTCTGCGGATGTGCCGGTCGTCGAGACCATGGTGCCGGATGCGCCAGCCTTGGCGCCACCGCCGTCGGCGAAGGAGCTCAGGTCGGCCGAGGTGATGAAGCGGATTTCCTCGACGGAGCCGAACTCGTTCTCGGAGATCGGGCTGCGCTGGCCGTATTCGGCGACAGGCGTGAAGCCGGCCAGGTTGCGGATGTCCGATTCCACATCGGTGTGGCAGACCGCGACGAAGGCGGCTTCAACCGGCCGCGTGGCGAAGTCCGAGGAGCCCGAGAGCACCTTGGTGATCTTCATCGCCTTCTGGCCCTTGAGGTAGCGGACGGCGCCACGGAACTTGTTCAGCGAGACCGGGGTGTTGACGTCGGTGCGCTGGGTGCCGTTGGCGTAGAACACGCTGGTTCCGGCGCGCACAATGGCGTAGTTGAGCGCCTCGATGGTGCGTCCGATGTTCTCGCCGCACTGGATCGTGGCGTCGTTCAAGACGGGATCCTCGTGCATGTCCTCGATCTTGTCGGTGATCTCGACGACCATGCCGTACTGCCGCAGCGAGGCGGTGACGTCTTCATAGGCGAAGGCGACGGCGGTCGGGGTCACACCCTCGACGAGGGGGATGTTGACGGCCGCGAACACGCGCGGACGGCGGAACTTGATGGTGTCCGACTTGTTCTTCGGCATCTGCTTGGGCAGGCCGAGCTTTTCGAGCACCATGATTGGCTTGGCCCAGCGCAACATCTCCTTTTCGGCATAGACGTTTGTGCGCTGGGAAATGCCTGGGGAACTGTAACCGGTCGTCGTCATTTGGGCGGTCCTATTGGAACCGCTCAGTCACCCCTCACACACGGCGTCTCAGCCTGTCGTCCGCGTTGTCATCACCGAATGCGCTCCAGATTAACTGGGGGTCGCCGTCTTTCGGTATGCCCGTCACCCTTGGCGGTCCGCCTGGGCTTTTGGGGGAACGTGAACCGTCTAGCTGCGCCGCGCGCTTGGCACTGAGCTCCTGTGTCTGCCCGTTGCCGGGCTGCGGGTCAGGCGCAGCAGTGTCAGCCTTGAAAGCATCGAACACTTCGATGGCAGCCTTGGCGTCAAAAATGTGCTCGTTGTTGGTCTCGAACACGGTCTTGACGAACTTTACCGGGCGGTCCGGGGACTGGATCCATTCAGCGAACTGCTTCGCCTTCGGACCTTTGACGTACTCGGTTTCCCACCCTGGATGCGCTGCTTCCAAAACGTCTAGCTGCGTCCGGATGTGCCTGCTGACTTCGTCTTGTTGGACCGAGTTCTGCTCGGCCGTGAACTTGTCGAAGGCTTCAAGCCTCTTTTCGATTGGAGCGAGCGTGTCTTTAAGAGGCTTCGCGATCTCCGGGTAATCGGCGAGGCTCTCGTCGAGCGTGTCGCCTACGGTCTTTGAGGCGGGCGTATCCGCTACCCTGGCTGCGGAGGCCTTCAAATCCTCGAACTGCTTGCGCATGCGGCCGGCGTGCAATCTCTCATTGTTCGCGGCCTTGCGCAGTGCAGTCATCTCGGCGTCGTGCGCTGCCCGGAGTTCGGGCGGGGCGTCTGCCCAGATGTCTTTTGCGGGAGCGGGAGGGGAGGTCTTGTCGCCTGCCGGCGCCTTGCCTACCGTGTCCTGCTCTCCAACGGGAGCATCCTTACTCGCATCGGCTTGCGAATTTGCGAATTCGTTGGAAACCTTTTCGCCGTTGGTCGTTTCCGGCTTCTTCGGAGCGCCGTCGTCGGCGAACTCGGCCCAGATTTTCGCGGCCTCGTCCTGCTCCACCTGTTCGGCGGAAGGTGCCGGCGCCTGTTCCTCGGCCGGCGGCGTCTTCAGTTCATCGCTTTCGGCGGCCTTGACGGCTGCCCCTTGGTCTTCAGTGCTCATCTGCTGGCTTCCTCGTTTAGATTCCAGAGCGGTCCGTGCGCTTCGAATAGTCGCCGGACGGCTCGACATTGATCGGCGCGCTCAATGCCAGGACGGCACGGTAGGCGATGATCTCGCCGCGGGCGGCGTCGTATTCGTGCGGCTGGCGGCCGGGCTGCAGGACGATCTCGGTCTGCACCTCGATGTGCTTCTCGCAGAACTTGCGGACCGCGCTCCATGTCTCGCTGGCGATGTCGATTTTCATTCCGGCAGGCCTTCGAGCATGTGCCGGATCATCTCTTCCGCCTGTTCACCGTCGAAGAGGTTGGTGCCGGACTGATCGCGCCTCATGATCTTGCTGTCCACGACGTACATCGGCACGTTGGTGATGCCGTTGTCAGGGTTGAAGGTCGCCGGGATCTTCCATGTCAGGAAGCGGCTCACCATGTGCTTGATCTGCTCTTCGGTCATTGCATTGAAACCTTCGTGGCTGGGGTAACGCCTTGCTCTCCGGCCAACCCTTCGCGACCTTCGCGAATGTCGAACACGCGAAAACCCACGCCCTCCTTGCCGTAGACAATCACCGCTGCGGTCTTGGGGTCTGGCGTATCCTCGCCATGGTCATCGATCAGCGCGACGATCGGGAATATCTGACCGTCATGCGTGACCTGCATCTTGTCGATCTCGACGTCGATGATGATTTCCATCATAGCGAACCCCCGCCGTGCTGCTCCTGCGCAGGCTGGCTTGCCGTGACCGCTGCCTCGACAGCCAGCTTCCGCTCGGCGCTGTCGGTGTCCATCTTCTTCATGGCGAGCTTGACCTGATTGTCCTTGTCGCCCTTGTCCATCATTGCCCGGAGCTTCTCCATGTCCATGTTCTGCGCGCTGGCGAGCGTCATCATGGCGGTGTCGCGGGCGTAGTTGGCGGCCTTCAGCCTGTAGTCGCCTTCCATGTTGGCGAGTTCGATGTCGGCCTTGATGCGATCCATCTGGATGTCGCGCTTGATCTGCTGCAATTCCATGGAATTGTCGGGCGACGAACCGGCCTTGGCGTCCTGCTCGGCCTGCTTGGCGGCGATCGCCAGCACGGCGTCGATCTGCTCGTCGGACAGCATCACCTCGTCGGCCGGGATCATGTGCGCCTGGAATATCTTCCTCAACAGGTCGCGGTTCTTCAGCATCGGGCCGTAGACCGGGTGGCCGCCGAAGTTCATCGCGATCGCCATCAGGCTTTGCGCCTGCATCTCACGCACCAGAAGCACCGACGATCCCATCGCCTTGACGTCGTAGTCGCCCTTGATCTCTTCCTTCGGGCTGAACTGCATGTTCCAGTCGTAGAGGCGGCGAAGGTCCGGCACCGTCACATCGTCGTCGAAATTCTTGATGCCGTCCCGGAACACGACGTTGGCGTTGTTGAGGCTCAGCACGGTGGTGCCGAACGGGGTGTTCTTGGGCATGGCGCCCATCTCGCCCTGCGCAATCTGCGGCATGGTCGAGACCACGTCGGTCAGCCGCTCGGCCAGGATGATGATGTTGGCCAGTTCGGCCTGGTTGTTCTGGATCTGGAATATCTGGAAAGGGGGATTTTCCTTGGTGATGCCCTTGGTCGAATACCAAATCTTGCGCGGCCTGATCTTCCAGTCGCCGTCGGCGGGCTCGATCGTCGACTTGTCGACCACCACCTGCGGCCCCGACGAGATGCCGGCATTGTCCATCATCGTGCGCCATGCGGCGTTGAAGGCGGATTGCAGGTCGCGCAGGATCGCCGGCATGCCGTAGCCGAACACGCTGGACTCGTCCTTCACCAGGTTGAAGACCGAATACATGCACTCGCCCGAATCGTAGGGATAAAGCGCGAACTTCAGCACTTCGCTGTCGCAGAACCACACGCAGGCGTTCACCTGGGTCAGCGGATCGACATCGGCGGCAAGCTGGTAGGCAACCTCGTTGTTGGTCGCCAGCGCCAGCATGCGCATCTGCTCGGGCTCGAGCGGCCCGTTATATTCCCACACATGGTAGACCGGGCCGGAGACGTCCTGCGCCTCGCTGCGGATGTTGCGAAGCTGGGAGATGTAGGCTGGCGCATTGGAGATCGGCTTCGTCATCAGCAGCCGGCGCAGCGCGTCGACGTCGAAGTTCTTCAGCCTTTGCAGTTCCCGCATCTTCTTCGGGTTCATCAGGTGACGTTCGTAAACGCCGTTGCCGTCCTCGATCTTGGCGACATCCATATCGGGGAAGAAGCCCCACGGGTCGACGAGGCGAAAGCCGGGCTGGTCGCCCTCGGCCATATCGAGATAGTGCGGCCCGTCGACCTTGGGCTGCTTGGTGGTTTCGTCGACAATTGGCTTGCCGTCCTGGCCCTGGACCGGCTTCTGCTTCCAGCCGCGGCGAACACGATCACCGGTGACCGGCCCCTTGGTCACGCCAGTGCCGATCTTCATGGCCCAATCGATCTGGTCGCGCTTGATCGCCTGGTAGCCGCATTCGGTAAGCTGGTCGTCCATGGTCTCGGCCATCAGTTCCGAGCGGCGACGGCCTTCCTCAAGCACGGCGTTGAGCTTGCCCCATGCTTCCTTGGCTGCGTTGGCCTGCTGCGTCAGGGCGTCCGCCTTCTGCTGGGCGGCCGGGTCCGGCTGTTGCGGCGGCTGGCCTTGCGGGCCTTGCGCCTGCTGTGGCTGCGTGGCCTGCTGCTGCGCCTGCAATGCCTGCTGCTCGAGGTCGCGCGCCTGGCCGGCAGCGGCCTCGGCGGCTTCCGTCATCCTGGGCACCGGCGTCGGCTGGATGCCCCAGTTCTTCTCGTCGGTCGGAAACAGCAGGTCCTTGAAGCGGGCGCCCATGGCATTGGTCTTGGGCCGCGTCAGGTTGATGAACAGGCGCGAGCGCTCTTCGGAGATCAGGACCTTCTCCGTCTCGCTGTCATAGCGCGAATGGTACTGCTCGAGGTCTTCGATCCAGCGGTTCTCGATCGCCTGCCGCAGGCCGACGCGGCGTCTGGCTTCCGCTTCAAGCTCGCTGACCACGGACTTCATGGCCTGGGCGAGCTTGTCGCCCTTCATCATAGCCGCCCGCTCGTCGTCGAACTGGGTGGTGTTGGTCGGCTGCTGATCTGCCTGCGCGGGCTGCGACTGGTAGGCGAAAGGCTGAACCATCTACATCCCTGCCCGGCTGTCGGCTGCACGAAAGGCGGTCGAAGTCGGCCCGGCCGATGGCAGCGAGGCGACCTTTTCCCACGTCATCCAGAGGTAGCGCGTGGTGTCCATGAGGTGGTCGTTCTTCTTCACGACGGCTCCGTGCTCGTCGCGACGGTATACGCGATACTCCATCTTGAAATGCTGAAGCGTCTTGAAAATCTTGAGCCGGCCGACGGCGAGCGCCTGCCAGACCTGCTCGAGCCCGGTGCTGACCTCATTGATGGCGGAGATCAGTTTCAGATTACAGGTGTCGCCCATGTATTCGCTGATCAGCTTCTCGCCGTCTCGCTGGGCGCGGCCCCGGGCGGCAGGATCGATGCAGCCGCGTATCCAGTCGCCGCGCGCCCTGATTGCCGCGGCATGGATGATCGGCAGTTGCTGGCCCTGGTAGTGCTCGGCATAGAGATAGATGACGCCAGTCGATGGGTCCTGCGCGCCCCAGATGGCGGCGGTGCGATTCCAGCCGACGTCCAGCGCATAGCCGCGCTTCCAGAACTTGCCGATCGGGAACGGGTCGACCTCGATATCCGAGAGCGGAATGGGATAGATCGCGCCTGCGCCCATGGATGGCTCTCCCTTGGTGCGGGCATCGCGCAGCCATGGCGGCGTGGCGGCGAGCAGTTCGGCCTGCGCCTTCGGGTCGATGTGCGGAACATCGGACCAGCCCGCCTGCACCACATATTTGGACGAGGAGATTTCAGGCACTTAACCCAGCCTTGGGTCGCTGCTTGCCGCGACGCGGGATACCGCCGGCGGCCGCTACGATCTGCCTGACGCGCTCTCTTGTGATGCCGTAGGCCGAAGCAATCTCGACGTGGCTATCGCCGTTGTTGTGGCGGATCAGGATTGCAGAACGACGGTCAGCACGCTCCATAGCCCCGATGCTCTGGCACTTGCTGTCGTCGCCTCGCCATTCACCGCCGCTGTCGCGGCCTGCATAGCCGATGAGCCTCTTCACTGCTTCACTCCTCGTGTGAAGACGCGACACTGGCACGGCGCATCTGAAAAACGTGTGCCTCAAAGAAAAAGCCCGCCATCTGGATGATGACGGGCGTTATTTTCAGACCTGATTTATACGTCAGCCCAGATCGTATCGGAGTCGCCCGGTGTCTTCGAGCGCGGTGCGGATGTCGATCGAGCGCAAGCGGTCATTCAGGTTTGCATCGCCGGCCGGTAGGGCATGCTCATCGGCGAGCGCTGCCTGGTAGCGGATTTCGATGATGGGCGGCAGCACCGGCGCGGAGAAGGCGCTGGCATAGGAGAACGTGCTGAAGCTGGAGATCGAACTGAACGTCGACGTGATCAGCAGCATGCACGCGGCAATCGAGAGGACGGCCCAACTGGGCCAGTACCGATATTTCATGAAAACCTCCTTCGAAGGGTTTGTCGTGTGGACGACCATTGATGACAGGTTGCTGCTGAAAAAACTGTGCCTACGCCAGCAAGGCTTCGATTGCGGGCCTGAACGCCTGCGCCCAAAGCTGATGTCCGGCGTCGTTGAAGTGCACGATGTCGATCCAGTAGGTCGACGACCAGGCTTGAAACTGCGGGATGGCATCGATGTCGACCAGCACGGCGCCGGTCTTCAGCGATCCATAGTTCGCCTTGAGCCATGTGTTGTAGTCGATCCGGGCCTGGTTCTGCGGCGCGGTCGAGGTGTCGCGCAGCGGGCAGGTCGCGAAGATCACCTTTTGGCTGGCATGCAGTCCGGCCGCCCATGTTTGACGATCGGCTATGGCCTGAGCGGCGGTGCGATTGGCGGTGAAGTCGTTGATTGCGGATGCCCCGTCAACGACGATGTTCCTGGTGTAGGTGGCATCGTAGAGCGCATTGACGCGGCTTGCGACATTGGTCGCCATGGTGTTGAGCGTCTGCCCGCCAATACCCATGTTGACGCCGTGGGAGGCCTTGCTGAGGGAGGCCATGATCCGCTTGACCCACGACTGGTTGAGCGTGTGGCCGCTGCCCTCGGTGCGGCTGTCACCATCAAAGATGATCAGGTTGCTGGCGACCGTCTGGACGCCACACTGGGCATAGAGCGCCGCCTCGACCAGGAGGCAGTCGGCGTCAGACAGCGTGGCGTTATAGACCAGGGCGGCAATAAGGTCGAACTCACCGTCGAAACTGGCAGTGCTGAAGTGCTTGCCGAAAGCGATGCCGGTTTCAGTGCCTGCGGTCGGCGCCGTGGTGACCAACTGCGTGTCGCCGTTGACGGCGAACTGCTTGCCGGTAGGCCCACCGCGCCAGCGCAGCACATGCTGCTGAACGCGTGGCATCTTGCGGGTGGAACTGAACGGGCTGGTGTTGTTCCCCTTCACGCCGACGTTGGTGGATTGCGTGAACAGCGAAAGCGTGGTTGCGCCCGGAGGCTGGACAACGAAGTAATTGTCGTTGAACGACTGGTTCGGCGCCAAGAGCAGGAACATCGTGAACGCGGACTTCTCCGTCACCGGCCCTGTGGCACAGGCCATGCTCACGGACTTGACGATACCGGCCAGCGGACAGCTATCGAAATGCACCACAGGACATCTGTTGACCGTCAGCGGGCTGGCTGATGGCTGGCTGGCCTTGGTTGCTTGGGTGATGTGGTTGGCATTGCCGGTCTGGTCGTAGAGCGTCTTCCAGTTGTGCGTGCCGATGCCGATGCCGGAGACGTCGGCGAACTTCGTGCCGAAGGCCACGTCAGCCTCGACATCATCGGAGATGCGCTGCGTGCGCCCGGCAGCGCCCCCATAGGCCGCAATCATCTTGGCTGTGCCCCATGCGGCGGTCGGCGCGGCTGAAACGGTGGGCAGGGATGTCGCAACGGGCGAGGCCAGCGCCCCGCCTCTGGATTGCTGCGCCCCAGCTTCGAGGGATATCCAGGTCATCTAAGCCCCGTTGATCGCGGCGATCTTAATTGCCTGGTTTGGCTGCACGCCATAGAAGCGCGTCTCGCCGGCGGACATATGGCCGGCTGTGGTGACGGCTGTCGGGTTGGTGCCGAACTTGACGTGCGCCGCGGCATCGACATGGATCATCACGAAGGTCGTCGATGCGTTGAGCACGGAAGACTGCGTCGAGGCGACGGGATTGGCGATCACCTGCTCGGCGGCGGCGGGCTCGAAGCCTGCCAGCACGATCTTGCCCGACAGGTCCGCGCCAAGCCTGGCATATTCGGTGATGAAGACGTTGGCCATGCTCAGGGCTCCTGGATAAGGATGAACCCGTCTAACATGGCAGCGCTGGCGAATGTCTGAAGCGCTACCGGCGCGGCTTGGCTTCCGGTTCCATGACAAGTTGGATCATCGGCACGTCCGGCTCGTCGTCGATCGTCAGGCGTACAGGGAGGCCGAGCAATTCGTTACGTCGACCATGCAAGCGCTGGGTGGAGACCACGGCGACCGTCAGGAAATCGGACGAAGCCATGAAATCGCGCCATGCCTCCATCCGAATAACCCACATGCTGGTGCGCTCGTCGAGTTTGCTGCTCCGGCTGTTCGCGCACGCGGTGCGCCGCAAGAGATGCGCCTCTTCCATGAATGACAGCTTGAACATATCGGGGGTGAGTTTCGTCATCTCAATCTCCAAATCCCGGCATGAACTGCATCGTCGTCTCCGACAGCCCCTCAAGCGGGGTGTAGGTCAGCATCGTAATCCCACCGGTGGTGGCCGTGCGGATCAGGCATTCGCCGTAGACGTCGAGCGGCGGCTCTTCATCCAGCCAGATGACGTGCTTGGCCGTACCTTCGAATGCGCCACGCCCCTGCTCGTAAGCCTTGAGGCCAACCCGCGACCAGGATCCAGACACATGCTTGACCAGAACCGTGTCGACCAGATCGTCGACGCCGCGCTTCCAGGTTATTCTGCCCGTCAGGTGCGACGGGATCAATCCTTTTCCGTCGAACCCCTTGCGGCCGTCGTCGGTGTCGTAGCTGACATTACCGAGGAGCGCCCGCTGGTTCACGTCGCGCGTGCTTTCGTTCTTCTTCCCGCAGGCCCAGGCGCTGACGGGTCCGTCAAAAACCCTGCCGTTCCACCATGGCGGATACAGCCCGGTCAGGTGGGCGGTTAACTCATAGGCCGCAAGCGTGGTCTTGCCGATGCGGTTGCCGGCGATGAAGGCACGCTCTCTGTAGGTCGCGCCGGCTTTGACGAACTCCATGTGCCTTGGATATCTGTCGCGGGAAAAGATCACCTGCCCGTCCGGCCCGGCCGTATCGCGATCCGGGAAGAGATCGAAGAACTGGCGCCGGCTGGCACGTCGGTTCAGCGCCGCCAGCAATGCGGCGAAGCGCTCCTGCCTGTCACGCGGCAGCAAGGCGATGTCTGCGGCGTCTATGTCCTGCAGGAGATCGGCTGCTGTGAGGGCAGGAGCGGCGTTCATTGGGCGCTGCCCTCAGAACGGGATTTCATTGTCGCTCACCTCTGCCGGGTCAGGCTTGACCAATTTGACAGTTTCTGGCGGGGTGATCTCTGCAATCACAGCGTCGACGGTCGCCAGCACGAAGAAGACCGAGCCGGGAGACATACGGCTTAGACGCTCGGCCTCTTTCCTAGCCAGTGCCTTGGATGGATGCTTGTAGATTGGCCCGCGGCCATTCTGGTTCCAGACCATCCAGAACTTTGCAATTGGTTCAGCCATTGTCCTTTTCCTCCTTCTTCGCCGGCAGCGCGATTGGCGGCGTTCCCTTGACGGCCCGCGCCTCGTTGATCATCGACGCCACCTCAAATCGCAGCTCGTCGTCGGTTAGCTGGTTGAAGGTGCCCGACAGGTTGACGTTGAGATTGCGGGTGGGCGCCTCGAGCCCGAACAGCTTGGCTTTGGCCATCGCGCCGCTGATTACCGATGCTGACTGCTCGGTCTTGTGCGCCAGGACGATGCCCTGATCGATCTCGGCCGCCAGCGATTCCCTTGTGACCAGCTTCTTTTCAGCCAGTTCCTCCAACAATTCGCTGATACGGGCTTGCACCTGCGCTTTTCTTCTCAGCCTCGAAGCATCGCCATCGTGCGCCTTATAGCCCGCCTCGACATATGCCTTGTACGCTGGCAGCCCGTCGACGAGCGCCTGCGCGAACGCTTCATGCCTTGGATTTTTCAGTGCAGGCATCAGACGAACATCCCCACCTGCTCGTCGTATCGCTCGCGTGTCTTGACCGACCGACGATAGTCTTCGAATGGCACCTTGCGCCAGATCATCGGCGAATTTGCCCAGCGTGCCACATCGCGCAGAAGTTGTTCATTCCAATCGAAGCGGGGATAAGGACGGCGTTCCAGCGCGTTGAGCTTCATGAATGGCTGGACGTGAGGTTCGCCGCCCCATGCTATAACCTCCCGGATCCGCTGCATGCAGGCTGCCATTGGCTCGTTGCCGATCAGGACATAGACACGCTTCTGGCGCGGTGAGACCGCCGCAAGCATACGCATGACGCGCTCGACAAAGGGCCGCTCGGCCATGTCGTCGTAGGCGAAGCGCCATGGACCGCGATTGATCGCCTTCCAGCGGGCGTAGACATCATCGTCGAAGGTGCGCGGCTCAAACCCGCTGTTGGCGTCGAGCAGCGGCACGCCGGCCGCTTGGTAGCGCGATACGATGTGATCCTGGTAGTCGGCCGGCAGCGCGGAAAGATTATTGTCGCAAAGCACCGGCCGCACCGGGAAATCCGGGAGGAGCGTGAACTCCTTACCTTCCATCTTCGGCACGATGCAGAACCAGCACCCGACTGGACAGCCGCGACTGGCGATCGTCGCCATCGGGTTGTGATGCACCACGGCATCGTCGATCGAGCCGCCGATCTCAGCGACGTCGGCGAGGAAATGCTTGCGGGTGAAGACGCCCGGGCCGCCAACGCGGACATTGAGCCCGGCAGCGCGATGCCAGCAAGCGCGCTGATAGGCATCGTTTAGCCGCCATGTGAAGGCGACCGAGAGAAAGGCGGTGTCACCCTCTACCCATTCCGCGAGGCCGCCAGACCAGCGCCCCAGATCGTAACCGTCTGCGCGCATGATTTACTGGCCTCCTGCGTGTATGTACACCTTGATTGTTGTGCATACAGAATGGTACATATCGATATCGACTGTGCATACAAAATGAGAGGTACGGCAGATGGATCGCGTTGAAGAGCCTACCGACGACGAAGAGTTCTCCTTTGCGCCCACGCCGTCGCCTGAAGAGGCACGAGCGAGGCTTGCAGCGCTGCGCGGGAAATCGCTGGACGCGCCGAGCCGGCTGGTGACGGAGGAGGCTGCGGCGGCGGTGGAGCCTCTGCCGACGAAGCTGGTCGCCGCCGATGCGCCGTCTGCGCCCCCTGATCTCGCTGCCACTGTCGCGGCTTTGGTGGCCGAGTCCCTGAAGCAGATGGGCAGGCCAGCAGCAGAGCGGAAGAAGGCTGCGAAGGCCGACAAGCCATTGTTCAAGGTGGTGAAGGTCCGCATCACCACGCGCATCGATGCAGACGTGCTGGCAGCCTTCAAGGCCACAGGGCCGGGATACCAGACGCTCATGAACGATGTGCTGCGCGCGAACATGCCTACTGGCGCTCCAGCAGCCTGAGATTGATGCGTTGCACGGCGCCGATCAGGGTGGCGACATTCTCGCCTGGCTCCATGAGCGTTGCAGTGCCGCCGTCTGCGGTCACAAAAGCGATCGCCACGCCGGTGCACCCTTCCTTGTCGGCATAGGCCAGCGCCCTTTGCAGTTGAGCCTTGACGCCCTCGGTGGCCTTGCGCTCCGACGTGACGAGCGTGATCGGATCAGCCATTGGTCTCCTCCGCGCAAATCTCGGCAATCGCGTCGGCCACCGCACGGGCGGCCCGCGCTTTCAAAGATGCCGTGTGCGCTGGCTGCCAATCACATGCGCCGGCTGCCTTGGCCTGCTCGGCTTTCAATGCTGCGGCTTCGGCGGCGGTGGCGACGCGACAGGCGGTGGCCAGCAAATCCGCTACGCTGATATCAACGGATTGCATTGGCTGTCTCCTTGGGCAGTGCCGTGCTGATGGTGAAGGTGCGGAGCCTGATGACCGCCTCGGGCAGGTCAGCGGGGGCGCCGGCATAATTCACGAACATCTCCGCGCCCCACGGCTCGCCGGCATAGATGTCTCTTACCGCCACAGCGACCAACTTTCCGTGCTCCCAGACTTCAAACCCCGATGGCAGGACGATCTGGCGGGTCATTTCGCCAGCATGTCCATGATCGTCGTGGCGTCCCGGTTGAACATGAGGCCGATCTGCACGTTGGTTGCAGCCGGCCACGCCTTCTTCACCGCGCGCACCGCTTCCAGCCTGGCTGCCGCGATGTCGCGAAACCGCCGCGGCCCGATGATCTCGGCCACGGTCAGTTTGTGCTTGCGGGCGATCGCGAGAATGATCTCCTGCGATTCCGTGAGCGGGATGACGATGGGCCCGACTGGCTTGCGCGCAGGTCTGACCACAATCGGCCGGCGCCGCACCTCGCTGATCGTTTCCGAGGGGAAGCACACCACGCCGCGCTGCCTGATGCCGCGCTCGGTCGCTGATGATGCAAAGAGGCGCATGGGGAACTCCTTCACAGCGAGATTGTCGAGCAATGGATGCGGAAGCTGGCCGACCTGCCCCTGCCCTTGCCGTTGAAACTATCCCGGACGAAGAGGGCCAGGCCCCCGACAACGGCGCTTTGCCGCTCCATGCAGCGGATTTCGACGTCACCATCTGCGCACCGATGCCATGTGGTGACGAATGGTGCGTCCGGATGCTGCTTCAGAAGGGCGGCCAGGCACTCCTTCGAGAACATCGGCGGCACGTTGACCGTCGGGATAAGCGGCGGGTTGATGCCGGCGCTGCCGAAATCGAGCGTGTATTGCTCTTTCAGGAATTCATCGGTGAAGTATTTCATTGGTCACATCCCATTGAGGAAAGACATCTCTTCCTGGTCGATCTCGGTCTGCGGCTCGACGGATTCCAGCAGCGTGAACTTGGCGTTGAAATCGAGCGTCTCGCGGATATTGGTTGGCCCAAAACGCACCTTCAGCGCGCCGATCTCGGCGATGTCCTTGCCATCCACGCGGACGGCGGAAGGGAACACCCTCTCGATGGTGGTCTGGTCGCTTTTGGAGGAGGCGATCGCATTGCGCTCGTCGAGGAATTTCTTGAAGCGATAGAGGTACACGACAGAGTCGTAGGACTCCTTGGTGCCCTCGCCGCCAAACAGGTCCGATGCGATCGGGCGGGGATTATCCCGCTGCATGCCGGATGTGTTTCGCTGGTTGAGCATGAGCCAGGCGCAACCGATCGATGTCGCGGTGGCCTTCAGGATGCCGTTGATGACGCCGGCCTTGGTGCCAGGGTCAGAGCGCTCGGTGTTGCGCTCGGGCGTGATGCGCTTGATGTGGTCGGTCACGATCAGCGTCGGCCGCTCGCCGGCCTTTTGGCGCTTGAAGGAGCGGGCATAGCTCGCGAGTTGCGGCGCGCCCTCCATTGAGCACTTGACGACCTCGAACGGCTGCTCGTCGATCCAGTCGGCGAAAGCCTTGGCGTCCACCCATTCCGACTGGCTGAGGTCGCCGAAGCGCTGCCGTCTGGCCTCGATGCGATGACGCTGTGCCACCATCTGCCGCACGATCTGCTCGGCCGACTGGTCATAGGACTGGAACTGCACCGCGCAGCCGGCGGCCAGCGCATGATAGACGAGTTGCACCGTGAGGCTGGTCTTGCCCTCGCCAGAGCTCGACAGCAGGCCGTAATAGTTGCCGATCTCGAAGGACGGCTCGGAGATGACGCGCTGGATTTCCTTCAGCCCGATCGGGATGCCGATGACAGAGCCGCGCTCCTTGTTCTCTTCCATGTTGTTGAGGTAGCGAGCGCCGGCGCCGCGGCGGCTGTTGTCCGGCTTGATGCGCATGCCGCGCAACTGGGCGAACTTGTCCTCGATATCCGTGCGCTCGCCGATGACGTCGACGCCGGGCGGCGGATCATAGGCGAACTGGACGTAGTTGACCGCGGCGAAAATCGCCTCTCGGGCAAGCCATGCCTCATGCACGGCTATGCCGGAATCGCGCGCGGTCATGGTTCCGACCGCGGCCGAGGCCAGCGTGACGAGATACTGCCACACCGTCATGTCGCCGATCTTGGCGTTGGTCGGCAAGAACGGCTTGACCGTGATCGGCGTGGCTGGCTTGCCCATGTGGATCAGTTCTCTGCAGACCATGTAAATGCGCTGGTGCAGCGGCTCGTAGAAATGATCCTCCTCGAGAAAGGGCGCCACGCGGTCAAAGGTGCGGTTGTCGACGAAGATGGCACCCAGCAAGGTCTGCTCCGCCTCAATGTTGTTGGGGAGTTCCCCCAGCACATCGCGGAGTTTGTTGATGAGGTTGTCACTCACGCGGCCCTCCGCAGACCGGCGGTATGCGCCATGGAAATAAGCAGATCGCGGAAGGGCTCCGGCGTGCCGATCCGGGGCGCGCTGTCCTTGCCCCCCCCTCTGGCCCCAACCTCGCCGAGCCGCTGGGCGCGCTTCAAGCCCATTCGCGCCACAACAGCGGGATCGAGATTCGCGCGCCGGAAGCCCCATCGCAGAGAAGGCAGCGCCTGCGGATCGATGCGACATACGTAGAGAAGTGTCGGCTTGCGGGCATAATGTCCGTACTGGCCTTGCTCAACGCAACACGTCCAGCCGCCTTCATAGTCGGCAATGATCCAGCCGCCAGCCCTGTCGGGCATATGCAGGCCGAAGTACGGCCATGCCGCCGATTCCCAAGGATGTTCCAGAACACCGCCCCACTGGCGCACAGCGGCCAGCGCCGCGGCAAAGCAACCACCGTCGTCGCCTTTGACCTTGCGTTCGCCGGTGCGCTTGATGTGTATCGGGGAGCCTGCCCATAGCTTTCCCCACCGCTGGCAGGGAGGATGGGCGACGACAGGGTGTGGCCCGGCATAGGCGCGCGCGTCCCGCTGCTCGTCCCACGGATCGACGCCAGGCAGCCCGTAGTAGCTGCCGTTGGTCTCGACGTAGAGCGCAGCGATCATGCCGCCCTCTGGCGCTGCTGCAGCATTTTGAATTCCTGGCAGCCGGCGGTGTAGATCGCGATCAGCGCCGCGTCCCGGCTATCGATGTTGGGAGAGGTGATGCGCATGGCATCGCAGAAAGCCTTCGCCCGCTTCTTCGGGGCGCCCTCGCCGGTGAACGCGCCGTGAATGGCTTTTGGGATGATGGCTTGCCATGTGCGCGGCTGGAACTGAGCGCAGTGGATGTTCCAAGCTAAGGTCAGCGCTGTTGCCGCACCAGCGATCTGGCCAGCAACCGAAAGCGTCTTCGGATTGATCGACGAGTCCTCGCCCTGGCCATCCTCAATCACACCGGTCAGCATGTCCCGCTTTGGCTGGCGATGATATTTCGGCGCGAACATAAAAGGCGCCTCGATTCCTACGAATGCCGGCTTGTACTGCCGCAGCAACGGCACCAATTCGGCGCGCAGGTAGAAGATTTTATCGAACGCAGTTACCTCGCCGCCGCTTGGCAGTTTCAGGGATCCCGATTCGATGGCCGAGAGCGGTTTGTCCGTATTGTAGAACGCGTATCCGAACGATTTTGCCGGGTCAAAACCACCGATGATCATTTGAACCACCCCCAACTTTTGCGGCTGCGAATGACTGATATTGTGCTTGAGGTGACGCCGAAGAGGTCGCCGATCTCACGGTGCAGGAGACCTCCGCCTAGAGAGCGAATGCTGCGAACATCGGCCTCAGTTAATTTGGCATTTCCGTGCTGCTCACCCCGGGCGATTGTGCCGTGGTCAAGTTTGTCAGCGGCGTTCTCGATCGGAGTTTTCCACGAAAGGTGCCATTGGTTCACGCAGCCATCTCCTCCGCATCCGCAGGAGTGAGCCGCCTCGTGGTCTGGAGACGGTGCCGGGCCGTGCACTTCCTCGCAGACGAGACGAGAGACTAGGCGAACGCAGCCGCCAGCGCCTATCACTGCGTAGCCGGTACTGATCCTGGCAAACGGCCAGATGAGGCAGTTCGCCCGATCTTGGTAAGGCAGCACGACTTGCCGGTAGAAGCGCTCGGGAGAGCCCACCGTGCTGCCGCGAGGAGTGCCGCCGGCAAGCGGATCGCCGTGCCGTTTCCAGCGATTATAGTGAGCCGCGCACCATTGCCTTCTCTCGACCTGCTTGTCACAGCCCGATATGGCGCAGTCGACCCTCGTCGGAGGGCCTAGAACTATCCTGCTCATGCTGCCTCCAAAGCCGCAATGGCTTCATTGCGAAAGCGCTCGCGGGTCAGTTCGGGCGCGGCCAGCCAGCGGCGTGCGGCGGCTTCCGCTGGTGTTTCCATAAACGGTCGGCCATCGAGATCGGTGGCGGGGCGGCCGTTGCCGTCGCGCATCTGGCGCGTCGGATATCCGCCGCAGATGAATTGGGTGTAGATCGCGAACGCCGCGCGCTCGACGGTGGCGGGGTGCAGGCTCATGCGGCTGCCTCGAACAGTCCGAGTTGCTCTTTCGCGGTCGGCGGCGTGTCGGCGTCAGTCTGTGGGAATTTCCGACAAGCTGCTTTCCAGCTTATCCAGCGGATTGGCACCTGATGCGCAGGCCGCTTGCCTGGCTCGAAGATGAACCAGCAGAAGCACATGCCGGCGTTCGACAGTTTCGGCCCGACATAGCCGTGCCTATGCATCATGGGCAGTCTTTCGGAGATCAAGTGGACGCGGCGCAAGCCGACTTGCTTCCACCAGTTCATGCGGCCTTCGCTCTCCAGGAAGGCCAGCCGGCACAGCAGCGCGACATAGGGCGACATCGCCACGGCGCGCTCGACAAACTGCTCGATGATTCCGAAAGGCGGATTGGTGACGATGCCGAAGTCCGGGTGCGAGCGTCGAAGGCTGGCGCCGTACTGCGCGGCGAGGTCGCTGGTGAAGTCGACGGAGGACTCGCTGTCGGGGCAGCCCCAATCGTTGATGTCGGTGGCCGCGACCTTGAAGCCGCGATTGCGCAGGGGCAGCACCAGGGCACCATTGCCGGCGGCTGGCTCCCACAACACCTTGGGCAGGCGCTTACCCTCCGCAACCAGCAGCGGCGGCAGCGCGGCATAGGGGGACGCATAGAAGTCGACGCCACGCACCTCTTTCGAGGCTGTTTTGTTTCCAGTGAGGAGGCTCATCTGACCGCCGCCAGATCGATGATCTTGGCGCCCGATGGTTGGGCGCTCTCGATCGCCGCCATCACCACGTCCTCGCCGGCCGTGAGGCGGCACGCTCCACCCCAAACAGTTCCGATTTCGATGCCATAGGGGGCGATGCTCTTGCGGAGCTTCGACAAAAGGGTGTCGATTATCTTTACTTCGGGCATGTCACGGTCCGGACGGCGGAAATACAAAGCGGCATGGAGCGATTCCTTGTTTCGTGGCTTGCCGTCGGACAGCATGATCAGGAGCTGCGCCAATTGCTCTGGAAGTCTGAATGCCGCCTGGACGTTTGCCGTCCGATCGAGATTGAGCACGGACACCAAGCTCTCGACCTGACCATCGAGTTGATCGATCCGGCCTATTGCTTTCTTGAGCAGCACCAAAATCTCCTTCTTCGAAGGATCGCCGGATCGCGCGACAAGTCGCTCTAGTATGGCCAGTGTTTCGTGGTGCATCTGTGCTCGATCGGCCGATCACGCCGCCCTAGTTGAACATGGCTCGGGCTTGGGCGAGCGTCTCCCGCTCGGCGTTCGTGAGTTCTTCCTCCGGCTTGTCGGCCTCGGGAGATTTGGCCTTTGCCGGCTTCGGCGGCTTGGGAGCAACCGGGGCCGCAGCCTGTGTCGTCTGCGCTTTCTCCGCCGCCTTCGCCTCGTCCGGCGTCTCGCCCTCGATCGGCTGGCCGGCGGCGCTGGCGTTCTTCTTCGGTCGGCCGCGCGTCTTGATCAGTTCCGTCTTGCCCTTCTGGCGGCTCTGCTCGGCCCTCTCCATCGCCGGGCCGATGTTCTGGTTGAAGGTCGCCTGACCGCGGTCGAAGCCTCTGAGCCATGCCTGATCGTCATCACCGCCCTTGGCAAACCCGCTCTCGCGCGGCTTGTTGGCGAGGCCGGCGAGTTCGCCCTGCTTCTCGCGCCGCTCGACGGCCGGCATCCGGTCGCGGAACATGTCGGGTTCGAACGACGGCACAAGGCCCAGCCATTCCAGGATTTCGCCGTGCCGGATGTAGCTGTCCGTGATCTTCGACTTGTCCTCGGCCTCTATGGCCTGAATAGCCTTGTCGAGGTCGTCGAGCGCGTAGCCGTCGGCCTGGGCGATCTTGCCGTCGAGCTTCTTGCTCTCCTGGGCTTCCTTGATGTCGCCGTTCCAGCCAATGCGCTTGCGAAGGTGGTGGAAGAAGAGCGATTTCCGCTCGTTCTCGGCTTTGATGTTGTCGCCTGCTTCTGCCGTTTTTGTCATGGGATTCCTCGTGAGGGTTGATTGGCTGGGTGTTCCGATTTGGCCTACCGACTATCGACCGCTTGGCGGCCGCCCTGACCGACGACGGGGGTAATGCCGCCGTTTTTTGCACGACCTGTCATCGAAACTTGGTGTACTTGGACGCCAGCCGGCGACCATTGGATTAGCGGGTCAGAGTGAATTGTGGATTTCATCAAACGGAACCCGGCTTCGGGAAAAAGCAGAACCGATGCTGGCCTTCGTTGGACAGGCAGATGTGGTAGGAATTGTCGAGCGGCTGGCGCCTGGCGCTGTAGGGGATGATCTCGGAATAGCCGTGCGTCTTCAGCCTGGGATGCGCGCCGGCCGGAAGGTTGATGTGGTAGCCATCCGGCTGCTCGGTGACATAGCTGTCATCGATCGGCGCACAGTCGCCATTGGGTGATGTCGCGGCGCTATTGCAGCACTCTGGCGGGTAGCTCGCGCTCATGCCGGGGACCTGGTGCGGCCAGCTTTCCCCGATCGAGATGGCGAGCGCGCCGAGCACTATGGTGACCGTGGCGAGGCCGACGGCGCACGAGGCTTGGAAGGAAACGATTGGCTGGCGTGTCATGCTGGCCACGCCTTCCATGCCATATGAAGGCAGTAGCCGGCCACATAAAGCACGCCGACACAAACGAAGATGGCCGATGCCCAGAACGCCGCGGCTTTCCAAGGGGGAAGCTTTTCGGCGGCTGGCTCGTATGGCTCGCCTGCTTGGGACAGGCGGATCGCGTGCTCGTCGAGCGCTTTCATTTAGGCTGCCCTTTCCTCGCCTTGCGCAAATTTCCCTTGGAAGTATCGCTCGATGCGCAGCACCTCTAGGTGACGAGCCGTAGCCCGCCCCTCGGCGTTCATCGTTCGCGCGTATTCGTTGCTCAGGACGCGATAGGTGTCGCCGTCGACGCTGGGCGCCATGGCATACCAAATCTTCCGGCATTTCTCAGGTGACAGGCCGAAACGCTCCGCGACCCGATTGCGCGCCTCCTCGGGCGTATCCCCGACGCCGTGCCATTCTCGCGTGACCAGACCGTTGAGGTAGAACCGGCTTTCGACAGTTATGTCGTCGCAGAATTCATCCTCGGGTTTGACGAGATGACTCTTCGTCTGCTTCGGCCCTTTTTCGTCGGCTGGACCAGGCAGCGCTTTAGTTTTCGCCACATATGCCATGACTTCATCGGTCGGCAGAAACCACTCGCCGCCCGCGACGCGGGACGCAAAGAGTTCGCGGTGGATGCGATGCTCCACCTCGGCGCCGCCGGCGCATGAGGCGAGAAGTTCAATCCCTCCCGGCGTCGCCGTCGACAGCGAACGAACGCGAGATGCGACGTTGCCCGACGAGCCGATCTTGATCAGGCCGGACGGGTCATCTTTCCTCCTGACGAAGTAGACGCTCATCTACGCTGCCCTCTTCGCTTTGCCCTGCGCAGCCGCCAGGCGAGCCTGCAGAGCGCGAATTTCGTCTTGAATAGCTGCCACATCGTCATTCGGTGTTACCGCCTGGGCTATCTCTGCCTCTTGGATCAGTCGTGCGGCCTGAGCGCCGCAGTGATCAATAAATGCAGCCTTGATCCTCGCGAATAGGGCTACATCACAGGTTTTGGCCTTACGCTTGCGGAAATGATCGAGCGTCCAGAAGCCGATTCCGTACCTGGCTTCCAGCTTCGTCATGGCCCGCTCCGCCGCGCCGGGGCCATCGCCTTCCCGGTGGATCATCAGACGGACGTATTCACTCGCAACAGCGGCACTCATGGGTTCAAAATTCCCTTGATTTGGGGACTTCATGCTTTTGATCCTTCGCTAGATTCACTGCATGAACAGCGAGCAACGAAAGGATTGGAACTGGCGCGAAACAGAGCGCCTTGAGGATGCTGCCGCTCGTTTGCTTGCAGGCTGGTACGAGCGGGAAAAACAAAAAACACTTGCCGGTGGTGGACTTGGCACCGGCACAAATCACATGCAGGGCGACCAGCCCGACGACGAGAGCAAGGCCGGCAAGGACGAGGTAGCCGAGCGTCTCGGGTGCGTCATCAGGCTCGCGGATCATGCGGCCCTCCGGCGGGATTCCGGCGCCTGGTACGCGAGGCGCGCGTGCGATCGGCAGTAGGAGCCCTGCTCCATCGGATGACCGCAGAAGCCAAAGTCTTCCTTGAGCGGATCGCCGACCGGAAAACGGCATTGGTTCGGTCTGAGATCGACCAGCGCCACCATCAGCGGAACGACAGCGACGGCAGGTGTCGAATGTTTGAACTCAGGATCGTGGGTGCGGGATTCGCGCTTGTTGGCGATGTTGCCGGCGTTGAGCTTGACCGGCTTGGCCTTGGGCGCCTTCGGTTCGGTGCGCGGCTTCCCGCCGCCTTTGCCGTCGAGCTTGGCGCCGATGATCTTGGCGCGCTTTTTGACAGAGGAGGCGCTGCGAACCAACACTTTCGCGATGTCTGTGCTCGATTTGCTGGATGCAGCCATGGCGCGAATTGTCTGGTCTTCGGATGCAACGAAGCGGACGCGCCTTTCGCATGGGACCTGTTTTTGCCCCTTGAACTTCATGCCCTTGCGGTGGGCGCGTCCGCAAACGGAGGAGCGTGGCCGACCGAGACGCTTACCAATCATGGAAGCCGAGTCGCCCTCGTTGATCAGCTTGGCGAGCGTGGCGTCTTCGTCGGCCGTCCAGTTGGCGATGACCCTCGTGCTCATGACGCCGCCCCCGACCGAACTTGATGTGAGGACCGATGGCCGATGAAGGACAACAGCCCCTGAGTGAACCTGTGGTAATCCTCGATGCATTCGCCACCGGCGTCGACGTCGAGGTGATCAACGGCGACCTCCGGCTCATTGCATGGGTCGACCATGGTGACGAACGTCGAATTGTCGGACGCTTGGTCCTGCCAGACGGCGTGGCGCGAGCCTTGATCCGCGATCTGCGCAAGGCGCTCGCCAGCAGCAGTAACTAAGCGGTAACCATAAGGACCGCTAATTGTGAGATCGGCGATATGTCTGCTTGCGTACAAATCCTGAGCGCCAACTAATGGATCAGGGACGCGGGAGACACGACCATGGGAATTCTGCTTGTAGAGCCGGCAATCATTTCCGACATTTTCGTTTCTGGACTGGCCGATGCCGAAGACCTTGGCGACGGCAACATCAGGTTCACCTATTTCACCAAGCAGAAGTCCTTCATGGACTATGCCAACGTCACCGAGCATGTGATCGTGGCGCGGATCGTGATCCCGTTCAGCGCGCTCTTTCCAGCCCGACAGTTGACCGGCAAGCGCTTGGGTATTTGCTGCGAGATGAGACACGCGAGGCTGGCGCACTAGGGTCATGCCGCCACCTCGACCGGCTCGATGTGATACTGGAACCAGAAGTCGCCGCCGCCATCGAGATATTGGTGCTTTTGCACGCAGCGGCGCCGACACCACTTCAGCCAGACAAGGCGCTGGTCATAGGTGCGGATCGGCAGCCAGGCGAAATGGTCGTGCCATGGGCCGATGGCGTCGCCGAAGAACGGTGTCGGATTTGGCTCGGCGCGCATCTAGATCGCCTCCGCTGCCGGCGCGGCGTGGAAGCAAACCGCCCCAAGAGGTACGGTCTCGCATCTGGCGCAAAGCCACTTGATGGCCAATGGCCGAGCGAGGTCGGTTTGATGCGCGAAGACGTCACGCATGTTGCAGGTCTCGCAGGGCTTCGGCTCAACCATCTGCAGGCTCATGGCTACCTTGAGGGACTTCCGCGCCCAGTGCGTCATGGTCGCAACCGACGTCATCGCGACGCCTCCTCGAGTTCGCCATACAGGTCAGGGCGAAGCTCGACGCGGCTGATTCCAGTCACCTTCTCGACGGTCCGCACATGGTCGCTCGGCACACGATCCCATTGCGACACAGCGCTATGAGTGATCCGGCACGCCTTGGCGACTTCCGTCAGCCTGCCGCGTCCGCCGTTGATCCATGCCGTCAGCTTTTCCATGGGAGCGACGTTAGCGTAACTAACGGCGGCTGTCTACAACTTTCGTTAGTTTGGCTGGCTTGCCCGAAAAAAGGCAACGGAAGAAAATGCAAGGATGGCTAAACAGGTCAGAAAACCCAGCAAACCGCGCCGGCCAGTCCAGCACTATGTCAAGGAATGGCGGACCTACCGCGAACTGACGCAAGACCAGCTTGCCGAGCGAGTGGGCAAGACGCGCGGGCTAATTTCGCAAATCGAGAGCGGCACGACTGAACTGACGGAGGGAATGATTTACGCCCTGGCTGATGCTTTCCGCCACACTCCCGGAGATGTTTTCCGGGTCAACCCGCTCAAGGAAGGCCTTGTCGTGGACATCACCGACGCTTTGCGAGGTGCGCCATCCGACGTGCAGGCTGAGGCCCTTGGCTTTGTTCGCGGGATTGTCGGCGGTCGTAAGCAATAATCCTCTCCCGGTTAGCGCTCTCTCAGGGTAAGGCACTGCCCTTGATGACAGGCACCACCTCACCTCCTAAGCCTCTTCCTTCCTTTTAAAACCTCTCTGATTATCTCCTCTTATAATAATCTTACGTCTACGCGCGCGCTCGCGTCATGCGCTCGTTCCTTCTATATGCGCCGTTTCGTCTGTGCATACGTTCATGTGCATACGTATGCACATAATTGTCACGCTATTCGCGATCTGTATGCACAATTTCGTGCACACAGACGCCGCGCCGCCGAACGCGGGCGTTGTGCCGACCTTCCCTCATCCCAAAAATAAATGTTAGCCTGGCTAGCGGTATGGGGTTTACATCGTTCTGGCTTGTGTTAGTGTGACTAACGGAAACGCCACGAGGTTTCGACCGATGAACACCACCGCACCGAAGACCGATGTCGAGCAAGTTGAAGAGAAAGCGCAAGCCTGGATCATCGCTTCGTTCAGCGATCCGCGCGGCGACTGGCAGAGCCGGTTCACAGTCGAGAATATGGAAACCGCCTACTGCGCCGGCTTCTCTGCTGGCTTGGAGCATGCCCGCAAGATGCTCATGGCCGGTGACGCCGCACAGGTGCCGACATGACCGTCATCGCTTTCCCCACCTACACCATCACCGACTACACCCGCGAGTTTGCTCGCTCTGCCGGCGGCTATCGTGGCGACAGCCCGGCAATGCTGCATGCGATGGAGGCTATCCGCCAGCACGGCATCCGCCGCGCCCGTGACGGTCACTTCGAGCGCAAGGCTGTCATCGACGAGATGAAGGCCAACCCTGAGATGTTCTTCAACGCCATCCGGCCGAACCTGTGCACCGCAGAGGCGATCGAGGCCGCGAACCGCGTCATCTTCGGCTTCCGCAATCTGCCGACCTGGCAGCGGGAGCGCCGCCTCGCCGACGTCCAGCGCGCCCAGAAGATGCGGGTCTATGCGCGGTTCTTCCGGCGCTTCGGCAAGCGGCTTTGGATCAGGAGTGCCGCGTGATGGATCGCCCCATCGTCACCTCGCACATCTTCCCGCCGATTCCGATCCGCGACTACGACTGGTGCGCTTACTTCGATGACGTCGGCGCCGACTGCAGCCCGCACGGCTGGGGCCGAACCGAGGCCGAAGCCAAGCAAGACCTTCTCGATAACTACGGAGATGAGGAATGACCACGTTTCGCAAGGGTGATGTCGTCACCATCGTCGGCACGATCGACAGCGGCTACCAGACCGACGGCAAGATCAAAGTTCGCATTGAGCCATACAGCGACGTCTATGCCAACGTGGCCGACCTCAAGATGGTTCGCCCGATCATCGAAGTCGGCGACATGGTCACCTATCCCGCCGAAGGCTACAGGGCCGGCAAGATACTGGCGATCCTCAACGGCTGGTGCTGGGTGAATGTCGAGAATGGCTTGGGCGGTAGCGAGCTCTTCAGTTGGCCGCTGTCCTGTCTCAACCGCGCCGATCCTGAGCCGGAGATTGAGGCCGCGCCCGTTTCGGATGCCGCGTGATGTGCAACGCCTGCGGATTCTACTGCTGCGGATCGGATGAGTTCGGCGGATGCGGCTGCGACGGCTGCCCTGAGCCTGAGTGCTGGTCGGACGACGAAGACTTCTTCGGCGACATCCACGATCCCGACATGGACTGCGCCTGCGCGCGGCCATCCTCCTTCCAATGCGAACAGGTGCTCTGATGAAAACCGACGACGACACCTTCGAATCCATCGGCACTGTCGCCGAGCGCGTGGTGCGCAACACCAAGGTCTCGGCCGCCGTGCCGCGCTGGGCATGGCATACCGCCGCTCTGCACAATCCGAAGGCCATCGGCAAGACGCTCCTCGTCCACAGCACGCCTGAAGAAGGATGGTTCCGCGTCAAGGGCAAGGAAGGTCCATGGGAGCCTGTAACTTTATGGGTTGAAGGCGATCAGTGGTTTGCCCTGCGCGGCATCGAGCCGGATCGCAGGACGGTCCATGCCGACGATGTCTGGACGTGGTGCGCCAGGTATCCGATCAGCTTCGAGGAATATGAGCGCGTCGCCGAGCAGGGCCATGAATGGTCCGACGTCGACAGCGTCGTCCAGTCCCAGCGCCGCGGGCCGCCTAAGCCCGGCGACAATGCCGGCGACCGTTCCGAATCCGAAATGCTGGCCGACGACATCAAGGCCGCGCTCGACCAGTTGCGCCAGTACAAGGCGATCGCCGACGACGAGCAGGCCGGCAAGGCGCAGTCGCTGCGCTCGCGGCTGCTCGAACTGCACCGGGCTGCCGACAAGATCCGCGAGAAGCTGGTGCGGCCGCACCTCGACGCGCAGAAGGAGATCAATGGCGAATGGCAGCCGCTGGTCAAGGACGCCAAGGGTGGCGCCGACACACTGCGCAAGACGCTCGAGGGCTACGAGACGAAGAAGCTGCAGGCGCGCCGCGCGGCAGAGGAAGCGACACGCAGGGCCGAAGAGGACGCAGCCAACCGTGAGGCCGAGATGTCCTTCGTGGCTGGCGAGCCCGAGCCGGAAGTAACCGCGCCTGCGGCAGCACCGGCGACCACTGCGGCCGCGCCCGATCAAATCCGCGGCGCCTACGGCAAGGCGGCAAGCGTCAAGGCTGTCACCGAAGTCGTCGAGATCACCGACATCGACGCGCTGTTCGGCTTCCTGAAAACCCACCGGGAGCTCGTCGACAAGATGTTCGACCTCGCCAAGCGCGCGCACGGCGCTGGGCATTCGGTGCCGGGCGTGCGGATCGAGGAAAGGGCATCGGTCAGATGAAATACCTGATCCTGGACACCGAGACATCGGATCTTCCCGACTACTCCGCACCGGCCGACGATCCGGCCCAGCCTTACCTGGCCGAGTTCGCTGGGTACTGCGTGGAGGAGATCGCCGACACGGGCGAGTTCATCGTCGGCGACCCTTACGAATTTCTCGTTAAGCCGGATGGCTGGGAGATGAAGCCCGGCGCCACGGCCATAAATGGCCTGACCACGCAGTTCCTGACCGAGAATGGCAAAGACATCGGTGAACTGCTGCATTGGTACACGCTGACCGTTCAGGCCGGCTACACCGTCGCCGCCTATAATTCTCGTCACGATTGTAAGGTGTTGCGCGGTGCGCTGCGCAGGGCCGGCATGGACGATCTCTTTGCGCAGACGGCGAACACTTGCCTCATGCGCGCATGCCAGAAGCGCGAGGCCGGCGTCATCAAGGCCAGCGGCAAGGGCGGATGGCCGTCGCTGGCTGATGCCTGCCGGTCCTTCGATCTGCCTGTCGAGACAGGTACGCACCGCGCCATCACCGGGGCGCATGGCGCGCTCGGTGTGTTTCTTACCCTCCACAAGCGCGGCCTGCTGCTGCCTGGGGATGTCCACTACGCCAAAGAGAAGCCGCAGCCTGACCGACAGGCAGCCCTGCCCGGAATGGATTTTTAGGAGATCGACATGTCGCAGACCGCCACCGCCGAACAGACGCAGCAGGAATGGATTCCCGAGATCGAGCGCAGCGACATCGCCGTGCGCCTTCCGGTCAACCAGCAGTTCGTGAAGGATATCGGGATCAGCGGCTCGCAGTGGCGAGTCCTTTGCGACCAGATTTTCCCGTCCGCCAAGAGTGTGCAGGCCATTGCGATGGCGCTGGCCTACTGCCGCGTCCGCAAACTCGATATCTACAAACGGCCGGTGCATATCGTGCCCATGTGGTCGTCCGCAAAGGGCGAGATGGTCGAGACGGTCTGGCCAGGCATATCCGAGTTGCGCACGACGGCCGCCAGGACGGGCGAATACGCCGGCATTGACGAAGTGATCTACGGCCCGGAGGTGACTCACACCTTCAAGGGCAAGCTCGATCAGTGGGTGACGCCTGAAGGCGGTGGCAAGAAGGTCAAGAAGGAGGTCGATGTCGAAAAGGCCATCACCTATCCGAAATGGGCCAGCGTCGTCGTCTACCGGATGGTCAAGGGCGTTCGCTGCGCCTTCAACACCAAGGTCTTCTGGCTTGAAGCCTACGCGACGATGGGCAAGAGCGACATCCCGAACGAGATGTGGGAATCGCGCCCATTCGGGCAACTGGACAAATGCGTCGAGGCCGCCGCGCTGCGCAAGGCGTTCCCCGAAGAGATCGGCAACGACTACACGGCCGAGGAGATGCACGGCAAAGCACTGCCGACCGATGTTGCAAGCGTCGAGGTGCCGAAGGCTACACCGCCCACGCCGCCGCGGCCGGCAGCCACACCGCCGCGCCCCGCCAGCACGCAACCCAAGCCGAACGGCGCGCAACCTAAGCCCGCCAACGACCAGCGGAGCGAGCTCGCCGGCAAGCAAGTCGAAGACGCCAACATCGATGACGAGATCCCGGACTTCGATCCCGAAACGGGCGCAGTCGAAGGCGATGTCGTCGAGAGCGAGCCTGTAGCGCCGTCCGACATGCTTACTGCCCTCGACGATGAACTGGCGACGGCCAGCGACGAGGCGACCGTCATGGAAATCTGGGGCGTCCACGATCTCCCTGCGCGTCTGTTCCAGGCTCCGAACGGCGATGAGTTTATCTCGATCGCCAAGGCCGTCCGCGACAGACACCTCAAGCGTGTGAGGAAGTGATGACCAAGCGCTCGACCAAGATGAAGAAGCCAAGCGACGAGCAGCCGGCGCTGCACATGGTTATCGAGAAGGGGCACCTTGTGCCGGCATCCCCCTTCGATTTCGAACGGCTCGACTCGTACCGCAATGGCAGCAAGATGCTGGTCTGGATGTCGACCGACGGCGACCGCCCTCTGGTGCGCCGCTGGTGGGCGACGATCGGCAACTACATCAAGCACACCAACCTGCCGTGGGGCGATCGGGAAACGGCTTCTGCCGCGATCAAGCTCGCCCTGGCGATGGTTGTCCCCTTCAAGATGCCGTCCGGCCAATGGAGCCAGTACCCCCGCTCGTTGAATGATCTCGACGACACGGAACTGGACGGCGCCATCCGGCAGATGGAGCAATTGCTTTTCGACCTGACCGGGACCGACGTCGAAACCCTGCGCCGCGAAGCGGGCAGCTTCGGCGACGAGCCGTTCGAACCCACCCAGCCCGCGAACGATGCGGGCGAAGAGACCCTTGCTGACGCCTCTCCCCCGGAGGTCGCCAACGAGGAAGGCACCAGCGCCGAGCCGCACGACGTCCCCCCGTCTGCCGGCGCTGGTGCCACCGATTCTACAGGCGAGGAACTAACGGTCACCACCATGATCGAACTGCCAGACGATGCCTCCGCCGAGGACGTTGCGAGCGCATTCGCCGGCATCATCGATCNACCACCATGATCGAACTGCCAGACGATGCCTCCGCCGAGGACGTTGCGAGCGCATTCGCCGGCATCATCGATCAGGCCAAACCAGAACCTACAGAGCAGCGAGCAAACGTCCTGTCTCAGCGTGAGGGTCAAAGCTCTTCGGAGCCTCCCGAGCAACAGCGCGACACCTTGGGCGTGACGGCGGGAGAGACCGCACCCAATTCGACACACGCAAGCGAACCCGCTGAAGCGGCGGACCCGGAGGCCGGCAGCATTGAAGCACAGGCAGAACCTGATGCGCCGCCGGCCTCCGAACTCTCTGCCGAGGAGCGCGTCTGGCTCAAGCAAGGCGCGCGCATGATGCTGGCCTGCCAACCGTCGAAGGATCCGGAATCACTCCGCGTCCTGTACGGGCAATTGAAAATCATCCGAGACCTCGCCCCGAAGGACGTCACCAACGCCTGCCTGTCTGGGATGGAGATCATCCGCTTGCACGTCATGGGCGTCTGCAAGGGGCAGCACAAACTCGACGTGGACCTGGTTGCCAAGGCGGCGCTGTGTTCGGTCGCGGACGTGACGCCGGAGCCGGTCAAGGTGAGGGAGTCCTGATGCCCCGCACCGTCTCCGAATGGATCGGCAAGACCGACGATAGCGTGGCGCCGCGGCTGTGCCAGTTGCGGATCCTCGATCGCCAGGACAACAGGTGCGCCCTCACCGGCCATGTGTTCGTGCCCGGCGACAAGATCGAGTTCGACCACATCACCGCGCTATGGCTCGGCGGCAAGAACCGTGAGAGCAACCTCCAGGCCGTCCTCGGCGTCGCGCACAAGCGCAAGACCAAGGTCGAGGCGAAGGTGCGCGCCAAGGTCAACGCGAACCGCGCCAAGCACCTTCTCGGCAAGAAGTCGAAGTCTTTCCAGAAACCGGCCGGCGTCCGCTTCGATTGGAAGCAGGGTCGATACGTGAAGGAATCCGCCCCATGAAGCTTCCCGCCACGGATAGAGCGACACTGGAAATCCCCTATGCGGATGAAGTCGTCGCGCAGACATATACGGCCATAGACGCGCTCATAGCCAAGCATCCTGACAAGGCAGCCCAGGCGTTCGACAAGCCCGTTCTGCAAGGCTGGTTCGCAGGCAAAATCATGAAGCAGTTCGGCGGCTACGGAGACTTTGCGGGCATCTGCCAAATGGTCGCCGAGCGCCTTTCCCTCGCAGGAGATAAACAGCCATGACCATATCAAATGAGCCGCTGACGCTTGTCCAATTCGGCGAGGACAAAATCGTTATAGGCCCTGGCTATGCTGACGCCAAACCAGCCCTGTTTATCGCCGCCAAGGAGCACGGAGGACACGTCGCCGGCGGCAGTGTAGCCACGGCTCCATTGCAAGGCGAGATCGTCCTGACGTTTCCGACTGACAGCCAAGCCGCAGCCGCCTATGCCGCGCTGCGTCTCCCCACCCCTCTCAAGGTAGGAAGTGGAGAACTGGATGCGGCGGGGGTGGAAGCCGCGAGCGACCTTCGCAACCTCAGAGATCGTAGCGATAGATACGTGTTCACCCAATGGCTCGCGGGCGCTTATGGTGCAGTGCCCGACGAACAAAATGAGCGTTTATGGCAGGCGTGGCACCAAGGCCGCGCCCCACTTCTGGACGCCCTCGCTGCTCCAGTCGATCACCCTGAAGTGGTGGGAGTGCCTGTGGCGTATGCGAGCCAAGGGCAAATGGATGCCTTGGAGGACCGGCCCGATGATCCGGGCGGTGTGTATATCCCGCTGCGCAAGACGCCAATCGGCATGTTTCAGCTGCCCCTCTTCGCCGCCCTCCTCCCCTCAGATAGCCCTGCCCTTGAGGCGGGGGTGGCGTGGGGTGATAGCGGGCCGATACCCGGTCAGTCGTTCGGCGACGAGTTCGATGCGCAGCCTCAACCGGCCTCACCGGTAGCAGCGGCACCGAGCAAGGAGCCGGTAGCGTGGCAGGAAACGCCGCCCGATATTGTCCAAGCTGCTCGCATGGCGGCAGATACGGTTGGCGTCACGCCCTATTCGGTCATGCGGGTTCATGTCGAGCATGCTGTTCGATACGCATTGCTGGTCGAACGCGCCTCCCCCGCTGTCGCACCGGTAGCGAGCGTGCCAACCGACGCACAGATCAAGCATATGGTTGACCGGTTCCTGATGTGGCGTCTTCCGGAGAACTTCCGACCAGATGCGGGCATTAGCTTCAAGGCTGACTTCAACGAGAACACGGCTTGGCCAATGAAGCATAAGCCGGTCGGCACGAACCTTTTCGACGCCGCGCAGGCCGATGCTATGGTGCGGAACATGGTGGAAGGGATGCCGTCTTCTCATCACCCAATGAAACTGTACTTCAACAAGGATACCTTGAAACGGCAGATCGAAACAGACGGCGAGGAAGGCGAGATTGGAGCAGGCTATGAACTGTTCGCCGCTCCTGTCGCACCGGTAGCGCTCTCGAAGGACACCTCACGTTTCAACACGCTTTCGTCAGCCGATGACGAGACCATTCGTGGATCCAGAGCCACGGCCAAGAGCGACACACTGTGCTCGGCGGCGAAAAGACTGATCATCCAAGCGATGCAGTTGAAAGACTTTGGCCACACCAGTGCCCTCGGCGACTTCTGGACGAATGCCAGGAAGACCGCACTTCTAGAAGAGTGCGCCGAAAAAGCCGCCCGTGCTGTTCTCGCCCTCGTCACTCCCGGCAAGGCGCTGGCTGCGGCGGAGCGAGAGGCGGCATGGCGCTGGAAAGACGGAGACGACCGCTGGCAATGCACTGCTGACGAAGACCGCGCGTCCTATGCGTTCCGCGTCGAGGGCTACGAACTTGAGCCGCTCTATCTCGCCCTCACCGCTCCAGTCGATCACCCTGAAGTGGTGGGGGACTTCCAATCACGGGTGCAGCCTTGGATGATGGCTTGCTTTGGAGCGGAAATATCTGGCGACAAGGTGGAGCGTGGCGACCGGCTGCTCGAAGAAGTGCTGGAGCTTTTGCAGTCCAACGATTATGATCCGGCTCGTGTTGTGGCGCTTCGTGACTATGTGTGGTCACGCCCCGCTGGCGAGCCCTTCCAAGAGGTTGGTGGCGTCCAGGTTACGCTCGCCGCCTACTGCCTCGCCCACGGCCTCAACATGCATGAGGCTGGCGAAACAGAGCTAGCACGCATCTGGACCAAAGTCGACAAAATCCGGGCCAAACAAGCCGCCAAGCCAGTCGGCTCCGCGCTTCCCATCGCCCTCCTCCCCTCAGATAGCCCTGCCCTTGAGGCGGGGGTGGCGGAAGCGCGCCGCATTCTATCCGACATGGCTAGTATGAATTTCGGTGTATCCGGCAGGTCAAACAAGGCCATCAACGAGTGGTTCAACGAAAAGGCCATCGCCGCGCTCGCCGCTCTCTCCATCCCTGCAACGGAGGATGGCAAATGAAGGAAGCTGCTGAACTGATCGCGCGGTTGCGGCGGGATATTGTCAGGTTGCGCGAAGAGGCGACGTTGGACGACAGGGCATCATCTACATCAAGCAACCCTGACGCTGCGCCGGTGTTTGCCGCATGGGCTGCGGCCAAAGGACAGCGCGCGGATGACATCGAAAGCCTCATAGGCCACATTGAAACCCTGGCGGCCCGCGTTGCCGAAGCCCGGAGCATCATCGAAGTCTTCGCGCCGCTATGTGACGAAGGCAGCCGCGCTCATCGGTTTCTGGAGGCATCCCGATGACTATTCACATCCCTGGGGGAAGCGGGGAGCGCTCTCCCTACGCCAGCCTCTTTGGCTTCTTCAATGAAAGGAATGCGCTGTGAGCACCATTGAAACCGCGATGAAGGCAGGCTTGGAGGCACCTTTCGAGGTTGTTTCAAAGCACGGCCACGGCACCGCGACAATCGAGGGGTTTAGTAAAAACGACCCGCTGGGCGTTGGCGGTGGCATATTCCCAGACATGCCGGTTGCTTACTTCGCAGGCGGCGGCTGGTGCCTGCTCTCCGACCTATTCGCGCACTGGGAATTGCCGGAGGACCGGCCATGACCTCACTCCCCGCGCAACTTCCCCTGTTCTCTCGCTGCGAAAGGAAAACGCCATGAGCGTCGATCCGACATTGGCTGAAACGAAGGCCATTCGTGCCCTCCGCAGGCTGGCAAAGACTTGGCCGAAAAGCTTGTGGCTGTTCTCGGCTAGCGGGTCACTGTGCGTCATGCGTGCCGATGAAGGCGGCGGCCACATCCACACCAAGGATGGCGGCATCGACCCGGATTACATCTTGGCCGACATCGATATCCCAAACGACGGGGGTGACTGGTGACCCTACCCTTCGCGATACACCTTCGCCTCCTTCGCTGCTTCAATGAACGCAGCGCGCGCTTCTTCAACAGTCGAGCTTGGCGTGTCTGCAATCGCTCCGTAGCAGATCGGATAGGCCGCCTCGATAGCCGGGCTCAGTCCTTTGTCGCGCACCCAGGATTGCATTTCTTCAAGCGCGCGTTCCACGTCGCCTATATGGGCGGTGCCGCGAGACCAGAGGATGGCGACGGGCGCGGAGAAGCTGTGGAATCCGGACATTGGCGGCGCTTTTCGTTGCTGCGATATGCGGCTTATGGTATTGTTTTGCAAAGGATTTTGCAATGAGCAATACCCGGCACCGCTCGCAGATTTTTCTGCTGCGCCCTACAAAGGAGCAGGCGGAATACTTCGCGCGCGCCGCCGGCATAGCTCGCCTCGCTTACAATTGGGCGCTGGAGGAGTGGAAGCGCCAAGCTATGGAATGGTGGACCAGCGGGAAACAAGCGCCGTTCCCGACAGCCTTCGGCCTCCAGAGGCAATTCAATGCGATAAAGCGCGACCGCTGGCCGTGGATCACAGATGTCGCAGCTATCGTTCCAGAGCGGGCGATATTTGCGGTAGGCCAGGCTTATGAGTCCTTCAAGGCCGAGCAGGCCAAATATCCTCGGTTCAAGGCCAAGGGCGTATCTAGGGACAGCTTTCTCGGTGCCGGCAAATCAAGGGAATGCACGATTGTCGCTAACCGAGTCCGCTTACCAAAGCTGGGATGGGTACGCCTGAGCCGCGAGGCGCGGTGGCCTGACGCCAGGATAATGAATGCGGCGGTCAGCCGCCGCGATGGTCGCTGGTACGCGTCCATCAGTTTTGAATTGCCCGCCACAGAGACGCTGACGCGCCCGAACTTAGCGGCCGGCGTTGATCTAGGCATCAAGCAGCCAATCAAGGTTTTCTGCGGGGGCGTGGCGACCGATCTTGGCGGGGATCTTCTGCAACGGCTTAACGTCGAACGCCGGAAGTTGCGTCGGGCGAACAAGACAATGCACCGCAGGGTAAAAGGATCAGGTCGGCGTCGGCGAGCCCAAGCCAAGGTGGCCCGCGTTCATAAGCGGATGGCCGATATCCGGCTGAACTTCCAGCACAAGGCCACCTCAGTTATCGCCGGGATGGCCTCGCGCATCGGCGTCGAGATGCTGAATGTTAAGGGCATGCTGCGCAACCGCAGTCTCGCCAGACACATTGCCGACGTTGGCTTCTACGAGATCAAACGCCAGATCGGCTACAAAGCGGAAGCCTTGATCGAGGCAGATCGTTTCTACCCTTCCAGCAAGACGTGTTCTTGCTGCGGCAGCGTGAAAGAGAAACTCGCGCTGTCCGACCGCTCCTTCGACTGTGAAGGCTGCGGCTTTACGTGCGACCGCGACGAGAATGCGGCGCGCAACCTTGAACGAATGGCGGCGGATAGAGCCGTGCCAGCGCGTGGAGATGGGAGTTCCGTTCGTCGGCGAAAGCTGACGCTGCGTAGCCTGTCGATGAAGCGTGAAACAGAAAGCGACGGGCCATGAAACCCTGGTTCGACGCCGAAAAGTACTATTCTCAACAAAGGACCGTGACTGAGAGGAACGCAAAATAATGACAGCGCTCCTATCCCCGGAAGCCGCAGCGCGGGAACTGTGCATATCCGAGAAACAGCTCCGCGCACTCACTTGCGCCGGCCGGATTCGGTACGTCAATATCGGTCTTGGCGAGAAGAGAGAAGCCCGGCGGTACGACCCGGCCGACCTGGAAGCATTCAGAGAGGCTCGCAAATGTCAGTCTACAAGCGCCCCGGCCAATCGGAATACTCGTTCGACTTCCGTTATCGACGCCAGCGATTTTCAGGCCCGACTGGATGCACGTCGAGACGCGAAGCTGAAAAGGTCGAGGCCGACGAGCTCGCGCGCGTAAAGGGGCTGCAGTTCGATGCCAGCAAGCCGCTGGCTTTCAAAGCCGCCGCAGCTCAGTACTGGAATGAGGTTGGCCAGTTCCACCGCAACCACGTCGACACGTTGCGGGCTCTGGAATGGCTTCAGGACCACATAGGCGCCGGGACCATGATATCCACCATCAATGACGCCACAGTCGCCAAGGCGGTAGCCAAGAGGCGCGGCGAGGACGTTTCGGCGGCAACCGTCAACCGGAGCGTTTGCGAGCCCCTACGGGCTCTCCTGCGGCGCGCCAGGCGCACATGGAAGCAGACGGTCGAGGATATCGAGTGGAAGGACCATTTCCTGAAGGAACCGCAGGAGCGGGTCAGGGAAGCCACGGCAGACGAGGAAAGCAAGCTGCTGGCGGCAATCCGTGGCGACTATGCGCCGGCGCTCAGGTTCGCCCTGCTGTCAGGCTGCAGGCGCGCGGAGATCGTCGGGCTGCAATGGAAGGATGTGGATTTCTTCAATCGGGAATTTCGCGTCACCGGCAAGGGCGACAAGACGCGCACGGTCCCGATGACCAAGGCAATCTATGCCCTGCTCTGGGATCTGAAGGATCACCACAAGATGGCGGTGTTCACCTATGTGGTGAAGCGGCCGCGCGCGGGAATGGTCAAGGGAACTCGTGAGCCGATCACGATGGAAGGCTTCAAGACCGAATGGCGCTGGACTAAGGGCCGGGCAAAGGTCAAGGACTACCGATTCCACGACAACCGGCACACCGCCGCCACGCGCCTGGTGCGCGCCACGGGCAACCTGAAGGCTGCTCAGAAGCTCTTGGGCCATACCGAGCTTGCCACGACCTCGCGCTATTCCCACCTGACCAAGGACGATCTGCGGGCAGCCATGGAGGCGAGCGATGCAGCGCAAGCGGTCGAGACGAAAGCCGCGCCGGCAACGGTGGAGAACAAGAAATGAACAGCCGTGGCACTTTCCGTGGGACTTTTGGTGCCACTAAGCGCCACTGTATGCCTTACGTTCCGCTATTGCCTTTCGCGGCGAGCCCCGGTAGAAGCCGCAAACCCAAGCAGTGCTTGGTTCGGAGTGTAGCGCAGCCTGGTAGCGCATCTGGTTTGGGACCAGAGGGTCGGGAGTTCGAATCTCTCCACTCCGACCATTTTTTCCCACAAAGCCAGTCCTTGCCCAAGGTATCACTCCCAAGGTCGCCAATGGCTGCCTCGCCGGTAGCGCATGGCGGCACGCATTGCCCAAGCAGCAGCCGCTCGCCGATCGGACCCTACATTGGAACACCAGTTCGCTCCCAGAGTTGTGTATGTTCAACCCAAGGAGCAAACAATGAAAACCCTTCTCATCGCCTCGATGATCGCGTTCGCCGGAACGGCGGCTTTGATCGCACCGGCGCAAGCCGCCAGTCTGACTATCCAGTCCGATGACGACGATCAATATTCGTCCGACGATGGCGATATACAGATTCTTCGCCATCACCAGCGCCACAAAGACTATGGCGACGACTACAGCGACAACCAGGATGGCCAATGGCGGCGCCACCATCGCCATCACCGCTGCCATATCGAACTGGTCAGGCACTGGCGCCATCACCACAGGGTCGTCGAAGAGGTCAGGGTCTGCGGCTGA